TGGTTGCAGTGGAATAGCTCGATCGGCGGCGGATCGTATGTGCTGATCGATTCGACCGGTGGGGCAGTCCAAGTCGCCACCGCCACGCAGAGCCAGCATGCGCTTCAACTTGGGCAGGCCAATGGCCTATATGCCGCGCTTGCAGGCCTTGCAACTCAAACGTTCAATGTAGCGCAGGGCACATTGAATACCTTGGCTGTGCGTCTGGATCAGTTCCAAGGCACCGTTCTGGCGACCGGATATTTCTCTGTTCCGATGACTTCAGGCGTCTATCGAACGATCATTGTAAATTTCGGGTCGGTTTCCGCGCCTGCGAACTCATCAGCGTCTTACACAATGGCGCAGACGTTCCCAAATGGCGCTTTAACTGCTATCGCAAGTCGTTTTGCCGGCGGATCGAACGCGGCGGTTAATGCGAACCCGAACGCGAACAAGAGCCAGATTACGATTCAGAACTATGGCACATCGACTGAACAGGTCGGATATATTTGCATTGGGTACTAACATGACACATTACTTTTCACCTTCAACAAGCGGCTTTTATAGCGACGCCATACACGATCAGCTTCCGGAAGACGCTGTTGAGATTTCGGGCGACCAATATGCAGAACTGCTGAACGGTGTGCAAAATGGACAGTTGATCGGGTTAGATGCAGACGGGGAGCCTAAAAATTTCGATCGGCCCGCGCCTACGGCCGAGCAAGTTCTAGCGACCAACACTGCGCAGCGGACGACCATGATGCAGTCAGCAGCACAGGCGATTGCACCTTTACAGGACGCGGCAGATCTCGGAATAGCCAGCGCTAGCGAACAGTCGTCCCTTGCAGCATGGAAGCAATATCGCGTTAGCCTAAGCCGTGTTGACCTTACGCAGCCGCATCCAGCATGGCCGACAGCCCCGCAGACGTAGCCTGAAGATCTGTTTCGACGGGCGATGATCTAATTGGAAACAGATTATTCGCCCTTTCCAAAATAGAAGTCCATATTTTCAGAGAGATATTATCGGCCTGTCCGTAATCAGCAAAACGGTCAATATACCCGACACAGAGTCGATCTCCTACTTGAGTCACGGTTCCAGGCTGCATGTATGGCTGAGACTCCGTAATCAAGAGAATCGTAGATCGACCGTATTGATCCAACGCATCTTGCAGACGCCTAATATGCTGCATCGGGCTATTTCCGTTTTTCTTGGCGACGTAAATACGATTCCCAGACGCGATTCCCTCTTTGAACTTGCCAACTAGATAGCGCATTTTTTCTATCTCGCGGCAATAGATGTCGAATTGTTCCTCGTGCGTTCCGTTGAATACCCATGGTGAGGATTCTGTTTCCCTTGAGGAAAATATCTCCGTGTGGAAGCAGAGTTTGCACCCCTTGTCCTCCACCATGTTTGACCATGTCGGAACCAAATTTTCAAAACGATAAAACTGACTGAAATCGCCTTCGATCGTCTTTACGAGATCTGCGTAATCTGGAATAAAGGCCCACTTGAACAACCCGCCCGACTCCGACCCAAAGGCGCGCTGAACAAATCCGAACTCGCAATTGTCTCCAACACTTTCGAATCTTTCTATATAGCTCATGACTATTCCCCCGAGAGTTGCGATTATAAGGCCTCCCTGCGGAATTGTCATAACCGGACGTTTCCATCAGAACGAGCGCGCTGGTCCGTCAAAACTTAACCTTCACCTCCAGCATGTCCGCATCGTTCCACAGAGGCGGAACGCTTCGGCTTTCGCTGCTGACGCGCATGAAGTAATGCCGATAGGACAGCGTGAAGCGTCCGTTGCCGACCGACGCGCCGACAACCGGCGAGACTGACCAGAACGCGTCCGACAGATGCAGATTCTGCGGCGCTCCACTGCCGACAACTTGCCAACCGATGACGTCCTCTGACCAGCTATCGCGGTGGATGTACGCGCCGGCCTCCACGCCGACACGCACACCGCTAATCCAGTAATACGGCTCGACGGTCAGTGCAACGCCTTGGGATCGTCCACTGCCAGTGAAGTACGCCTGTGGCACGTCGAAGGTCTTATGGTACTGATGCGAGTTCGCGTTGTAGTTCTCGTCCATCGGCGTGCATGCGCAAGACGCAGCTGCGCGCCCGAGATTCACGTATTCAGCATGCCAGTCGGCTCCCCACTTGCCGCGCGTGACGAGCGGGCCGGTCAGCCCAAGTGAGAATGCAGGCGGTTTGCTCGTCAGCTTGTTATCGCCGTTTGGCATGCCTTGCTGATACCAGCGGCCGTCCTGCGTCGTGTAGTGCGCAGCACCGATGCCGATCTCACCCTGCACATAGTCGTTAATGTAGTCTGCGCGCGCTGAGGTCGCGGCGATTGCAAGAAGGGCCGCCAGTGCAAATTCTCGAGTATTCATTTCATCCCCCGATGAGTGATTTAACGATCTGGCCGACCACATCGGCCTCGCGTTGAGCTTTGATGCTGTCCAGATAGGCGTCAGGCACCATGCAACTCGTCATGTGTGACTTCCAGCCCGGCATGTTGCTGATGTATTCGTATTGCTTGACGATCGGCACGTTGTAAGCAGTAGCCGCGTCGTCCATTGCCTGCACGTATGCGGCGAGCTGCGGATGATCGGAATCGCAGACCGGTCCAGATTCTTCAAGAACAGGCAGCTTTCCCGCTGCTCTCACAGCCACAACCCAATCGGCCAGGTACTGGCGGTAATCCGCGAGCGTTTCTCCGCCGAGCGCGTCATTAAGCGTGTGGCTCTCGATGACGATGTGCGCCGCCGACAACTTGATGCGATTGGCGAATGGGTCGCCGTTCCCATCCATACCGCGCAACTCGTTGTAGAGGCTGCTAGACGTGCCGCCAGTCGCATGACTGGAAACGGTGATGCCGGTGTCGTTGAACTGCTGCCGCAACAGCGCCTGAAGCGCGGTCGGCTCGTTTGGCGTGACCATCGACATGAAGCCGTACTGGTCAATGGCAAGGCCCGTTATCTGGTCATCGCCATAGACGTCAATGTTGACGACCGGAGTCGATGCTGGCGCCGATGCGACCGGACTCGACGCCGGCGCAGGCGAGGACGCTGCAACGGGTGCTGACGCAGCCTGATCCGACGAGCTAGGCGCAGATGCAGGCTCAGCAGCAGATGCAGCGGACGCAGGGATCAGCGCTGGAGCGACCGTTTTCACTGTGGCAGGCTTCGCAGGCGATTCACCGCCGCCGCAAGCGGACAGCATCAGCGTTGCGCAGACCACGAACGCGCACGAAACAGATACCGTGACAGTATCCGACGCGGACAAAATTTTTCGCCTGCCAAGCATGGCGAGCCAGCTAAACCGGGTGTTTAACGTTGGTGTCGTGTGTTTCATGGCGTTTGCTCCGTTCTGCGTTCGTTGTTATGACGATATGAAGGATACTAATGCGGTATCGCAAACGCAAGAAGTTTTTTGTATCGCAACCCCCAAGCCGCCTAGTGCGGCTTTTTCTTTGGAAGCCCGATGGATCTCAACGTTTTGAACAGTTGGCTGCTCACGGCTGCCGGCGGCGCAGGAGTGGTCGTCTGGTGGCTATTCCGCACCGTTCACGCCCGCGTTGAGCGCGCAGAGACGGCGCTGGCTGAATTCAAGCTGCACTGTGCCGAGAATTTCGTCACGTCGAACACGCTTGAAAAGGCGCTCGACAACCTGAACAAGACGATCGGCGCGGTGTTCGCGAAGTTGGAGCGCATCGAGGACAAGTTGGATCTCAAGGCGGACAAGCCATGACCATCACGCCAGCACTGCTTCAGGTTGCATGTGGTGCCAGCGCTGCCAATGCCGCCAAGTACGCGGCCCCCTTGCAAGCCGCATGCGATCGCTACTCGGTAAGCACGCCGTTGCGTATCGCTGCGTTTCTCTCGCAAGTGGGCCACGAGAGCGCAGGTCTGTCGGCATCGCAGGAGTCGTTCAACTACGGCGTGCCGGGCCTGATGGCGACGTGGCCGCGCAAGATGCCGTTCGCGCTGGCTAACACGCTCGGGCGGCAGCCCAATGAGCCGTTTGTGCCGGTCGCGCGCCAGCAGCGCATCGCGTCGATCGTGTACGCGAACCAGTACGGCAACGGCGACAGCATGACGGGCGACGGCTGGCGATACCGCGGCTCAGGTCTGATCCAGCTCACGTTTCACGACAACTTCGCTGCATTCGGACATGACATTTCGCTCGATCTGGTGACGGCGCCTGACAAGCTGCGCGCCGATCCCGCGCTGTGCGCTCTGTCGGCCGGCTGGTTTTGGGTCGAGCACGGCTGCAACACGCTGGCCGACGCTGGCGCATTCGACTCAATCACGCGCCGGATCAATGGCCCCGCGATGAAAGGGAAGGGCGAGCGCGACGCGCTTTACGCCGCTGCAAAGAACGCGCTCGGCATCTGATCACCGGCGGCGCAGCCTCTTGCCGCCGGAATTGCTGTTCCACAAGCCGCCTCCGGGCGGTTTTTTTGCGCCCGCACATGACCGACGTTACCCAAATTCACGAAGAGAAAGAGACGTTGACCGTCGCCGTCAACATCCCGGGCCACGAGCCGCGCAAGACGACGGCTCTATTCGAGCGCACGCGCAAGCAATTGATCGCGCGCGACGGCGGCCGGTGCTTCGTTTGCAACGCGACTGCGGAACAAAGCGGCCATCCGCTCGAGGCGCATCACCATCCGATCGAGCGCTCGTTCGCCGAAATGATCGATTGGGACCGCTTCAAGCTCGACGCGCAAGCGGGCGTATGGGGCGCTGCAATAAAGGCGTTCGATTGGGACAACTTCACCGACTGGACGCAGTTTGTCGACGACATGACCGTCAATGGCATGTTGCTCTGCAAGGCGCACCACATCGGGAAAGATGAGGGCATGCATGCGCTGCCTTTCCCCATCTGGATCGCGCAAAAGTACGGCAAAGAGGGCTACCAGTTCTCGGCCGCAGAAGTCATCCACCACGCAGCATAGGAGCATTCATGGCCCAAAATTCCGCAGTCATCACCGGCGGCGTCGCGATCTCGACAGCGACGCTCATGCCCGCAATTGAATGGGCGCTTGGCCTGGCATTTCATGTGCCGGTGCCCGCCAGCGTTTCGTCGCTCGTCGCCGGCGTGGTGGTGGCTGGCGCTCATGCTGCCATCAACTACGTGAACGCGCGTTTCGCTGCCAAGCAAGCCGCAACTCCCGCGCAGTAATCATCCCGCCGCGCCGCGGCACTCTCTGGACACAATCCCATGAAGAAGATTCTCGCCGCTCTTGCGGCTGGCCTCGTTGCGCTCGCGCTCTCCGCATGCGCCGGCGCCCCGACGCTCACGTTCGCTCAGCAGGTAAGCATCGCATGCGGCGCTGCTAACGGCGAAATCGCCATCCTGAAGGGTGACGGCGTATTCACCGGCGGCGCTGAAAAGACGCTGACCGATACCGTTCAGCCCGCAGTCGACAAGGTTTGCTCTGCCGGCGCGTCGGTCGCCAAACCGGACCTGCAGTCGGTCGTCAATGCGACGCTGCCGCTCGTCAAGTCGCTGGTGGACTCGTCGTCGCTGTCGCCTGACAAGATCAGGGCCGCCGACGCAGCGATTGATACTGGCGTGCTGGCGTTCAACATTGCGATCAGCCTCGCTCCTGCCGTCACGGCCACGGCGCCGGTTGCAGCATCGACGCCGCTCGCTGGTTCGCCGCTGCAATGAGCAAGTTCCTATCCGGCGACCTGGACGCGGATCTGATCAAGGAGTCGCCGCCGACCTGGCGGCTGAATGAGTCGGTTGTCTACCAGTCCGACGTAGCAGGGCAGACGTTCACCGTGCCGGCCGGTTTTGTCACCGACCTTGCGTCAGTGCCGCGCTGGCCTCTGGTCTACCTGCTGGCCGGCGGAGCAGCCAATCAGGCTAGCGTCGTCCATGATTTTCTGTACTCGACGCACCTCGTCACGCGCGATGTCGCCGACGCTGTTTTGCGTGAGGCGTCGTTGCTGACTGGCGTTGCAGCGTGGCGCGCGGCCCTCATGTTCTACGGCGTGCGCGCTTTCGGATGGTCCCATTGGGGCAGCGGGGCGGCTGCCGCCTGATCTATGCGGCGCTGGCTGCCTTCGTGGCGGTCAGCGCCCATACGAGCGACGCAACCCAACCGATGAACGTCCAGCCAAGAAAGATGTTCAGCGCCACAATCGCACCGTAGTTGTGATGCCGGCGCGATCGCGCGACGAAAGTCGGAATGAAGTAGATCAGCAGCGATACGATCAGCAGGATTATGGCGCTCATGTTTTCCCCGTATTTGGTCTTGTAGTTACTTGCCTAGCGCTTCGCGAACCGCTTCCGGTACGCCCGCATGTATTGGCAAGCCATCTTCGCGATAATCGACCATCTTGCCGATCTGTTCAAGTGCTCTTTGCCCCTTGATCGCCTTGTCGCGCCAGTAGTCGTGTCGCTCCTGCAATTCTTCGAGCGAGCGCACGTACTCGACGCGAGCTTCGATCAACTGGTCGTTGACCAGCTCGCAGCGCGAACTGAGCGGACATTCATGCTCTGGCGGCTTCATGGTGCACTACGCAACAGTAGACGCCGTCAAGTCTGCCGGCTCTTCTTGTGGAAGCGTGATGGTGAAGTTGATTGTGCGTTCGACCGGCTCCACAAACTTGATCGTGTATCGCGGGGGCGCACTTGGTCCAACTGCACCGAGTGCGGCCAGCATGTCGATCCTGCACCCGTCTGTTATTTTCCTTCCTTCGAACGGTTCGATGGCACGCCGCACTGCGGCTAGGGTGTCCAGATAATCGCGCTCAAAGCGCCGTTTGTATGCGCGACGGCCGCGCGTGTTCATACGGTTCGATCTCGCAAATTTCTCAAAAAGCTTCCTGACTTCGCGTTTCATCCCTGCCTCCCCGCGCCCATGAGCGCACATCAATCAGCCCGCGTTATGCGGCGCGTCCTCATCATAAAACGTCAGCTTGAAGACAACTTTGCGCTTTGATATGTCGACAAACGAGTCGTGCGTCCATAGTTTGCCGTGTTTCTTGTCGCCGTAACTCTTGGCGAAGTAGGCGAGCACATCATCAAGCGACACTTCCTGATACAACGTTTCCATACCCTCTCCTCTGTCATCCGGCAGCGCGTCAATCAGCCCGCACTAGTGGCGCGTCTCCGTACTCAATAATGGGTTTCGCGGCCGGCAACCGTCGAAGCCTGTGCTTGGCAAGCCGTGCATCAAATGTTTCGACTGCTCGCCTGATTTTCTGCCGCAAACGCCAGCGTGCTGAATTCCGTACTGTCATCCTTCCCCCTGCCGGCTCTCGCCGCGCGTCGATTACTTCCTACTCCATCCCAAAGCCGCCGGCCGTCCATATCCTTGGTACTTGATCTTCAACCAATCTCGCGATCGGCCCCGCTGATACGTTGAGTCCATCCGCTTTGCCACCATGCCCTCAAGGTCAAGGCTCTGAGCCTGCCCAAAGACAAAATCTCCCGCACCCTGTATTCCACTTGCGTAAATCAGCGTTCGCGTGTCGTCGAACGAGTCTCGCAGGCGTTCCTTGCGCGCTAGCAGTGGCAGGGCTCGCAAGTCCTCACCGCCGATCGATAGCGCGTCGAACACGTAGAGTCTGGCCGGGTCCGATCTTGCCGCGGCGCGGACGTTCTTCGGCGTCTTCGTGACTGCACGCTGGCGAAGCCGCTCAAATGACGATCGGCCGGTGTCATCGTCGACGGTCAGTTCCGCATCCCATACGAAGTCGCCAGACACGCTTTCGACCGCTTGCACGACCTCGGGAAACGATCCGTTGAATAGGTTTCCATTGCGACTCCAAAGCTTCACATCCTCGCCGGCTTTGACGATCAGGCATCGAAATCCATCGTACTTGAGTTCGAACAGCCAGTCAGGATCGGAGAACGGTCGCGGGTGGAGTGTGGCGAGCATCAAATCAGACGCGTCAATCACGGTAGCGAGACGTCCAAGCCCACGCAAGCGCCAGCTTCGCCCAAGCATCGTCTTTCGGACAGCCGGTGACGTCGCAGAAATGGTCGAAGTCATCCGACACAGTGTGTCCATGCTCATTCCGTTTCTCGGGATCGGGCAGCACGACTTCTAGAATCGCTTCAGCGTTGCGGTACTCGAACATGGCGTCACCTCCTTGTCCGCTCACCAGCAGGAATCGGACCTTCGTCGTCGGCGCCTATGGCACGAACCCAATGGACACAACCGCGCTTAGGCATTGCCTGCACATACGGCCTTCCCTCATGCATGCAGAGGATGACCGAGCCACCCGCGCGCCACTCCGCGAAGTGCTCGCAGCCGATGCAGTGGCGATCCGTCTCCGGCGCATTGAACAGACCCATGTCGACTGATTCCGATTAACGCTTCATAGTAACGATACCACAGCGGGATTGCAAAGCAAATACAAATTCTGCGTTGGTATTGGTGCACTCGGTATGTACCAAGGCATTCCGGCTGAAATCCCTAGCCAGCAATGGCTTCAGGCGCATTTACTGCGCCAACTGTACCAAGTTGGAAGCGAGAGGGATCGAGTGCGGAGCGATGCGCGCCCAATGATTCGAGCGGCGTGAAAGAGGGTGCCTTTAAACTTCAGAGAGCAGATACAATTAAGCCGGCAACGGGTGCCGGCTTGCATGTTTTCCTGCTGTATTTGATGCGACTGTACCAAATTCGTACCAATCGCCTTGAGATCCTTATTCTATAAGGCCGCTTGGTGCCCAGGAGAGGACGCTAATCCGGTATCCGTTCGCCCCGAAACCCTGATGTAACCGTGATTTACGGATACTGTCATGGTATCATTTGGTCAATTTAAGAGTGCGACTGTACCAGAACATGTACCAGGTCGGTCGCCATACCAAAAGGAACCGAAACGTGGCGACATACCAGAAACGCGGCGAGAGCTGGCGCGCAATCGTGCGCAAAGCTGGACACAAACCGATCAGCGCGTCATTCAACACGAAACCGGAGGCGGTGGCGTGGGCGACGGCGACAGAGGCAAAACTGAACGAAGGCGGTCAGGTGGTCGACGACAACACTGTCACCCTGCCAACCGTTGCCAGACTGCTGACCCGCTATGCGCTCGAGGTTAGCCCGACCAAGCGGGGCGAGCGGTGGGAGGTGATGCGACTCGAAATGCTGGCGCGAAACTTCCCGGTGTTCCAGAAGCCGCTTTCTAGGTTCTCGCCGCAAGACGTCGCCGACTGGCGCGATGATCGGTTGCGCGTCGTTTCTGCGTCATCGGTCAATCGTGAACTTAACCTGATCTCGGCTGTTTTCACGACTTCGATCAAAGAATGGCGCATGCCGCTCAAGGAAAACCCGGTGCATCTGATCCGCCGGCCAAAAAGCGCGCGCCCGCGTAAGCGCCGGGTCGACAATACCGAAGTGCAGACGATCTGCAACGCGCTCGGTTGGGATATGAAAGCCACGCCGGAAATCTCAAAGCATCTGATCGCGTGGTCGTTCGCATTTGCCGTCGAGACAGCCATGCGCCGCGGCGAGATCCTGAACATCAGGCATCGCGACGTGAACATCGCAGAGCGCTATATCCATCTGCCACAGACCAAGAATGACGACGCGCGCAATGTGCCGCTGTCGTCGCGCGCGGTCGATCTGCTGTCGTTGCTCGCAAAGGGAAAGCCGGACGACCATCTGGTGCCGGTGAATGCTGGATCGTTCGACACGCTTTTCCGCGAGGCGAAAAAAAAGGTCGGCTTGACCGACCTACATTTTCACGACTCACGCCGCGAAGCCGCGACGCGCATGTCTAAGTTGCTGCCGAACGTTTTAGAACTGTCGGCGGTGACAGGGCACAAGACCCTGAAGATGCTGCAAATCTACTATGAGCCGAAGGCGACGGACATCGCCGCCAAGCTCGGCTAAACCACGGTGGGCGTCCTGCGCGGGCGCCCACGTTGCGCGGGCGCTGCCTGCGTGCTCTGCGCTATCACCCAATCCCTCACCACTGACGGAACCCAACGCGGCCGGCCAAGACCCGCGACGCGCGGCGGCAGGCTGGCCGGCTTCTTCGTGACCATCGTTGCCACAGATGCCGGGCTGTAGCCTAAAAACTTAGCCAATTCCTTGTGCGTCCAGAGTTCTTCCATTCTAATTCCCCTGCTTTCCTGGTATGTTGCAAAGGTCGATCTCATCGGGCTTTAGATAAAGGAATGGAAAATATCTAATGCGGCCTTCCGGGTTATCTAGCTTTACCATGACGATTCCATGGTCCATCGTGCAGAGCACGGTGCACGCCTCGCCCTCCATCCATGGCCGATGCTTGACCGTAACTCGATCACCGGGACAAAATTTTCTATCGCTCATGTAGCAAGCCTCGGTCGGGAGTCAATCTGTGTTGCGGGACCAGCATTGATTGAAAATCGCTCTGTCGCCTGGCCGCGCTTGATTTGAACTGCCCTGCCAGCGTGAAGGCGCCGCGTATATTCAGCGCAGGCCCGCACATACTGACGCCGGCTAACGGTGTCGACCAGTTGCTCGAACAGTCCTATGCCGCCATTCATGGCTTGCAGCTCGTCGCCGGTCAGCACGAAGCGGCCGATCTCCTGGAAGCGCTCGCATACCGCGATCATCGCGTTTTGCATGGCATACAGCGGCTCGAGCCCGACATTGCGGTTGCCGGCCGTCTCACAGAGCACGATCGCAATATTGCCCGTGACGACAAGCGTGTCCCATTCGTTCTTAGTGCCAGTGCCGCGGGATAGGGCAAGCGCGGCCATATGAACGCTTGTCAGCACCTCCAATTTTTCCTCGCCTTGCATCGGCTCGTCTGCGTTGAATAGCGTCGACACGATGTCTTTGGGCGCCACTAACTTGCGGGCCTTGCGCGGTTTGCGGTTGCTTGGCATATCACACTTTCCAGTTTGCGCGGGTCAACTCGATGACCCGCTTTGCTGCTGCTTCAATCACTTGCTTATTCCTTTTGAGACAGGGCGTGGATAGCGCGATACAATGCCGACGCACAGGCTTCTGCTCCGTCTGACTTGCCTTCCATGTAGGTCGGGCTATCGCTAGTCCGGCGGCGTTTGTTGTAGTCCGTGCTGAGTTCGTCGCACGCCTTGGCCGCTTGCTCCAGCGCCGAGCGGTGGATTTCCCGGGCGAGTGCAAGTCCGCTGTATGGCCCTACGCCGTACTTTGCGGCAATCGCAATCAGATCCTCGTCAGTCATCCTTCTCTCCCGCTTTCTGTGACAGGGCGGCGATAGTGTCATTTATCGCTTGAGAAGCCGCCGACCGAAATGTTGCATGCGGCTTCAGGGCCTCGCATTGAGAATGGACGCGTTCCGCAATGTCCCACTTTTGCTTCGCCGTTAGGTCGCCACGAGCGTCGAGACGTGATTTGTGGAACGCCAGTGCGTAGTCGCGCATCTGATCCATCGTGTACAGCGCATCAGACGACTTCTCAAGAGCGGCGGTGGGAGCGGTGTAGACGACGCGCATTTCGTGCTTACCTTCAGAGGCACGCATCTCGGCCCATTCTTTTGTTGTGTCGACCCACGGCCGTCCTGCTGAACGAGTCTCCCGAAGCTGATAGATCGCCACCGCCTCTTTCCCTGCTGCCGCGAGTAGAGCGTCGCGCTCGGACTCAAGGGCGGTTATCTTAGATACCATCGCGGTATAATCGCGGTCGCTGAATTTAGCGCCATGCAAACGATCAAGAGACGCTTGCAGTTCATCTCCGGTTGTGATCAGCATGGCGATGGCTTCATTGGAAGCAGCGACACGCGCTTCGAGTTCCGCGATCCTCGCGGCTTGCTGCTCGATCAGGTTTGCGGCATCGATCATCGGCTGCGAGCTTTGAAGATCGTCGCCGGCTTCCCATACCGCCACGTCGCGCCGGATTCGCTTAATCAGGTCTTCAACCATTATTTGTCTCCGTGGCGAGGGCGCGTATAGCTCTTGCGATGGCTTGGCCGGCGAGATTCGGCACGGTGCCGTCGTTATCCCAAATGCGAGCCGCTTCCTCAAGCGCCGAGCGGCGGGATGCCTGCCAGATGGCCCAGTACGTATTTGCGTCCTCGTCTGGATATGGCGTTTCGTGCGAATCTTCTGGAAGTTCAGCGAGCGCCTTTATCGCCGCCTCGAATTGTTCGCGCTCACTCATGTTTCCCTCCGCTTGCTGGTTGCGCGGCGGCAACTCCTGCTCGATACCCCGCGCCAAAGCCGCGCTTGTTGTATGGGCAGTAGTCCGGTGCCTTCTCCCATACGGAATAGGCGTCTTCCGCCGATTGCGCAGTCAGCGCTGGCTGCGTTGCCGTCGATTGCGTGGACGCGGCGCGGACATTTGCCTCCACTGCCCGCGCAAACTTGGAAATGGTCGGATTAAGCGGGCAATCGAAGATTTGAGCACTCAGGCGCGCGAGCACGCTCACGTCGAGTTGCGCCCGCTCGTCCTGCTCGGCAGATTGCGCGGGCTGTTGCTCGGTTGCATACGCTGCACATGGTCCTTCGTGGCCTTTATCGCGCGTGCAGTACCATCCTTCTGGCGGCAAGTCGCATTGCGCCTTTCTTCCGGCGCGTATGAGTCCCGCGCATATCTTCGCGGCGCTCCGAAATAGTGAATTACGGCTTTGCTCCATGACTTCCTCGCACATAGTCGCGTTCGATTCACGCATCCATGCGCACGCCGCACGCCAAGCCTTTTCCGTAATCGCGTTATTCCAGAAGCCGGAAGTCTTGAACCATGCTTCGAATGCTTGAATCTCACCCGCCACCGGCTCCGCTGCCACCTTTTCGGCGGTGAGAGCGGCGCGGGCTTGCATAATTCCAGCTTCCCAGCCCTTGCGGAACGTGAATTGATCCGCGTGTTCGGGGAACTCGAAATTTCGGCGGAATGCTTCCTCAAACGCTTCCCGCTCCCCAATCGCCCCATTGGCGCTGGCATTCTCGCCCGATAGAGTGAACAGGTGCCGGACGGCATGTGTCACAGGACAAGCCTCGTTATGTGTGCCGCCTGTATCCACGCCACACGTACAGTCAGGCATTGCCCCATTGGCGGCGTCCTCACCGATAGGCTGAGCGTGGGCAGCGGCGCGTGCTTCGAGATCCTTGACGCGGGCGCGCAGCATTTCTATCTCGTCAGCGGCAATGTTCATCATCAAGCCATCGAACATTCGCAGCGTCGGAACGATGTCATTATTCGGATCGATCATTTCTTATCTCCCAAGCCGATAGGGCAAGGCGATACAGGGCAGTGCGCACAATAGCGGTGTGGCGCTGCATGAGGGCAGTCCCGAGCGTCCCTCGTCACTGCCTCGTCTGCTTGCTCATCGGCGCGCGGAAGGGGATATACGAGACTAAGTGCGCGCAGTTCGAACGCCGGGTTGCTGCTCAGTTCATTGGCATCCGCATGCGTGATGTTCGTCCAAAACGGCGAACCCACGTCTTTAACGCGGAGCTGCCATTGCTCGACGGCCTGCGGAGCGTCTGCTTGCTCGGCGTCACCGCACGATTGCGCGGGAGCGGTGGAAGCAGCGAGCACTTCGCGTGCGTATGCTGCCGCTGCTTTGCGAACGCCGTAGAGACCGCTCTGGCTCGCCATCAGTTCTAGTTGATCGTCCGTCAGCGGTACAGGACAGGCAGGCTTGCTTGCAAGCAGGGCGCGGAGTGCCGCTTTCTCCTGCTCCGCCGTTTCCAGCATTCCGCCTGAATCGAACGGGCCGCCGACAAGCGACCATGCCGACGCAAACACTTGCGCCTGCTCCATGATTGAATCGATCTGTTGGTCAGTCATAGCCTCTCCAGCGATCTTTGTAGTGGTGGTATTCATGTCGGGATTTGGTTCGATGCCTGTCCCGTCGCACCGTACGCATCGACCCGGCGCGCAGTCATTGTCGCCACAACCTTTGCACTGGTAACACGGAACCGATCCGGCCTTTGAAGGAGGGGATTTACGGGCTTGCCATTCGTCAACCGTAAAGCCAAATTCGATCGTGCAAAGCGAGCAGTCTTGATTGCTGCACCATGCATACGTCACTGATTCGCACGGCGAAAATCCGTTGTCACTTTTGGCTTCTGATCCGCAGAACGGGCACGGCTTAAGCTTCACTGCGTCTGTATCGGTATTCATGTCGGGTTCCTTGCGGGTGAGTCAGGCGGCGACTGGTGTTTGAATACGGCAGCGTCGCGCCAGCTCGACAAGCCATTTCGCCAACTCAACCGGCGTGTGCTCGCGCATGGAGTCGGGAATTTCGGGCCGTGAGCGGCGCTCTATCCCTTTTCGATGCAAGCTGGAGGCGACAACGTATTCAGCTTTGCCCAGCTTCATCGGCATCGCAGGCACGTCCGCCGGCGAGCAGCCGACGATATAAAGCAGCGTTGATTTCTCTGCCAGATGCCCAAACCAGTGTTGATGAATCGGTAGCGTCCAGCCACCAAACTCGTCAGGCGCGCCAATCATTCCGAGCTGCTGGTCCTGCCAAAGTCGCGACGCTGACGGGTGCTCCAGAACGCCGCCGAACTCGCGGATCTGTGCGACGGCCCAGCGGGCCAAGTCTTTTTCGTCAGGCCGCGGCTTTGCCATATGAGCGAGTCTTCCCCAAGCGCGGCAAGGCGGATGTGCAACGATGGGCGAGCCGCCAGGCCAGTTGCGGGCGTCGCGGTCTATGTCCCACACGTCGCAACCCGGTAACGTCTTGTAGACGCTGTCCTTGCGCGCGAACAGGACTGCAACGGTTGAACTCATATTCCCTCGCCGGCATAGCCGAACAGTTGTAAAAAACGGGCGCTGACCGAGCCGCCCTAAGCACGCCGCGCTGTCTGCGCGGTTCGGGGTAAGCGTTATGCTGCCGCCGCGCTTGCGACCGGCTTGCGCGTGATCGCTGGAATGCTGCCGATGCGAATGCTCACCTGGTCGTGGTTATCGCGCGCAAGGATGGCTGCGGTTGCCGCGATCAGGTTGTGCGTCAGTTGACTTGTCGGCGTGATAGAGCGCAGGTATGCGTCTGTTGCCTGAGCGAGCGCGCGGGCAAGTTGGTCTTGTTTCACCGTGCGGGTTCCGATGTGGCGCTTTGAGGCAGCCGCCCGGCGCGCAGTGACTGAGCACGCGCTTACACGAGCGGCCATGTTGGCGTTCGCTGGCGAGCGTAATAATGCTGAGAATTTCGTGTAGAGCATGGTTTCCGTTCCTTTTTGTTGGTTTTGATCAAGTGCTGCTATGTGCGTAACGATACCGCAACAGTATCCGTAACGCAATACCTAATTTCGTGCTTTCATGCAAAGTTCACGGAAGCGCCGCTGTTCCGCGTCGTATCCGGCCAGGTTGGCGTGCATCCATGCTGGCGATGCACTACGTTTTGTCTTGCGTTCGATTGCCTCGCGTAAGGCGTCGCCTTCTAGCAAGGCATAGCGCACGCGTGATGTCGTCGCGTCGCGCCATACGATTCCCTTTGCGACGAGCGCATGCAGGGCATCGCGCACGGCTGATCGCGGGCTTTCGTGGAGTAGGGCGCACACTTCGTCTTGCGTGTAGTGATACGCCGGGACCATTGCGCCGATCAGTTCTTCGTGAGCGACGGTTTCAGCTTGGCGTGAGCTGCTGATTGCGATGTTTTTCATGCTTTGTCCGTTTTGCGCGCGGGGTAGGGGCGTACCTCGCCGTAGTAGGCCGTCACTTTCTTTCCGCGCCTAAGTGCGTCTTCGGCGATCGAATCACTCCATCCTGAGAGCATCGACGTCTCAATATCCGACCACTGAATCAGCGCTGCGATCGGCGTTTCTAGCTTCTTGCGCAGCGTCTGCACCTCAGCCTCAAGCGCTGCATAGTCGGAATGGCGCACGTATAAGCCATTGGGGCAGGGCGCCGAACTTGTGCCGAATCGTTGAACTGTCATTTCGTCTCCATCTGATATGCCGCAACAGCCTTTCCAACGGCGGCGCCGATGGTCTCAGGGCTTGCGCCTTGCAAGGAGCCGAAAATCTTGACGGCCATGAATGCCGAGCCAGCGAATACGCAGATCGCCATCACTGCAACGAATGCAAACCAAACTTTGAAAAATGTGGGGATTCCATGCCCGCCAAAATCGTTGCGCTTCATACTGTCTCCATGTGTGGTTGTGCTGTACCCATCTTCATTGCGCGCGCCGGCTCCCATAGCTCATACGCGCGATCCCATGCTGCGAACTTTTCCTCGCGGGGCGCTTTGCCTTGGTCGAGCCATTGATGGCACCAGTGGCAGCCCGGCACAGTGCGCGAGTGGCTTGCTTTGAGGCCCATTCCTTTGCCGTCGCGTGACTGGTTGCTATGGCACGGCACAACGATGTCTGGGGATGCTTCGCCGCCACAGATGACGCGCAGATAGCAGGCTTCACCGCGGCATGCCTCCAGATACTTCGATCCCTCGGCGACGGTCGGCCGCTTCGGCGCGCGCTTCTTCATCGGCTTGCGCCCCAGTTCCTTCGTCGCGCTGCGAAAGCTGCTGAATGACGCGCCGGGCTTGCGAGCGAATGCGCTCGGCTTGAGTGGTGTTGATCGCTTCATCGCGCCCCCGCCAGCAATCCGGCAAACGGATGTGCTCGACCATCGCAAGCAGTCCTACGCGCCTTGTATACGCCAGCGTATTTGCGGTAGTGACGAGCCGATGCCTGTTTGCGTGCATCGACCAGGTCCGGCTGCGGCTTGTCGCGCTTGTCGCCGGCCCGGTACACCGCGCCCCACAATCCGCTCTTGCCGACCATGCGGTGCCAGTCGCAGATGTAGACCTGCTTCGGCGTCTCGGCGCGCAACATGCGCAAATGGCGGCGCACGCCAGTCTCGGCGATGCCGACGAGCGCTTCGAGTTCCTTGGCGGTCAGCGCTTCCTGCTGGAGCAGTTCGAGGATCTTGTTGCGCGTGGCGTGGCGCACGCTGTTGGCGTTGAGCTTGCCGGTCATGCTGCAAGTCCCTCCATGCCCGCATCAGCCGCGATCCTGATGTCATTGCCGGCACACCAAGCGAGTACGTATTCGATCAGGCTATTGAGGCGCTTGACGCCCATCTGGGCCGTCGATTCGCGGATATTGACCCACTCCCCCTCAAGGCCCGGAACCATGTCGGATCCAATGCCGGTCGCTACCGCATGCGCAGATACCATAAGAGTTTTCCACTGGACGGCCGTCAGGCTGCGCCCGCGGAAATCTGCCTGCTTGGCGATCTGCGTGAAAAGTGAATGAAGCAGTGCGTTCTGTTGGATTGTGCGGGTGCGTTCTTGCAGGATCAACACGTGACCGTCAGGCCGCTTGTGCACGGCATCGGCTGCCATGCGGCGATTGTGCGGCGTCAGGAAGATCGTTAATTTGTCGCTCATCACGCCCCCATCACCATGACACCGAGCCGACCGCCCTTGACGATCTCGCCGCGGCATACCAGCAGCTCGTCGATCTGCGAATCGTCGTCATAGACGCCCGCGTGCGTCAGCGCATCGAGCGCGGCTTTCACACGATTGTCAATATCGGCAATGCGTCGATCGCGCATGCTCACATGCAGCGCCACGCATAACCGGGCGGCACCGAACTTGATGGCGTTGCGCTCTGCGACGATCTCGGCGACACGCTTGCGGAAGTCCTTGCCTTCCTTCGTGACATAGATGCCGCGCTGCGACTTCCTCCAATAGCAATTGATCGACGGCGGAAGTGGGAGGGTGAGGAACTGCGCAACGCCGGATAATGGATGGTCTGTCATGCCAGCAACCCCATCTGCTCATGCTTAGCTGGCGCAGGTGCGTCGAACAGCGAAACTTGGCGCTGTGCATCCTCTATGCGCTTGCAGGCGATTTCGAAGTACTTCGGCTCGCGCTCGATACCTGTGAACGAGCGGCCTAATCGCGTTGCTGCTACTCCGGTCGTACCCGATCCCATGAACGGGTCGATGATCGTTTCGGGCATTCCTGCCTGCTCGATGCACCACTGCATGACAGCGACCGGTTTCTGGGTCGGATGGACGCGCTGCACACCCTTTTCCTCGCCCGCGCGCAACATCCCATTCCAGAGATGGCGAAAAATTCGCACCGCCTTAGGGAGATTGGTCCATGCCAATTCGCAATCAGCAAAGTCAGTTGCGCCGTTCTGCTTGTCCCAGATCAGCCAGCAAGACGATGGCGGCATCGGGTAGTAGTTGCCGCCAAAAATTATTGCGATCTTCCCTGCCTGCAAAACGGCATCAAGCAACGCGCCATCAATAGGGCTTTGATCCCAATCAAATTGGCCGTAGTCGACCTGATCGGCCACCTGCTTTGATTTCCATGTGTCTTTGCGCTGCCGACCAGCGATCTTTTTGCTGCTTTCGGCAATCCCATACGGAGGATCAGTAATCACCGCATCCACCCGCTGCAGAGTCGGCAGGATCTCGCGGCAGTCGCCTAAATACAGCGTTGCATCGCCGATGATTTCTTTTTTCATGCTTTTCGGTCGCTCCTAATAAACGCCCATAGCTCTTTCTTTGCCCGCTCAGCCGCTGCATCGCCGGCCGTCTGCCGCACGCGCTCGACAATCGCCTTGGCCTTGTCGAAATAGCCGCTTCGCCCGTCGCGCACTGCGGCGAGGAAGCGCGCTAAACAGTCGGCTTGCGTCAGCACCATGGAATAGCCGCAAACGAAACGGTGCGCAGGATGTACCAGCAGCCATGATCCACAGAGCCGTACTCGCTGTAGGCGTCGAACTTGATGCGAATCATGGTGTGCATGGCGGGTCTCGGTTAAACGCGGATCTCTAGCCGATCCTTGACGATCAGCCGTGCGCCGGCGATCTCTTGGCCTGCTTCTAGCGCCTTCTTGATCTCGGTCTTGTTCGGCTCGGTCTTGACGCGCATGTATTGCTGCGGCACGGCGTCGGCATCGACGACTTCGACGGACTTGTCGCGGCCTTCGCGCAGGGCAATCGTCACCAGCGGGTTTTCGATGCGCAGGCGTTGCGCAGACTTCATGTTCTGTTGGAGGTAGCCTTCCAGGCGCTCAGCGCGCGCTTCCCACTTGCGTGCGCGCTCGACGATCTCAGCAGCCGCATCGCGCATCATCTTTGCGTTAGCGGCAATTTCGCGCGAGATCAGGGCGCAGCCGACAGCCTTCTTGTCGAAGTCCTCGGCGCAGCCTTCAAGCGTGTCCTCGATGGTCGTGTCGTCGAAACCTGCATCCATCAGGTCGTTGCGGATTGCCAGCAGCTCGCCGGTCAACTGGTACAGTGGCGGGTTCATTTCAGTTCCTTTTGATTGTGTGTGCTGCGGTATCGGTGCATGCATAAAGATACCATGACGGTATCCTTAGCGGTCAAATTTTTTTACGCCGCAGGCCGCGCCATTCGAAGCCGCCTTCGCGGTCTGCCTCCCTGCTCGGTCGATGCTTGCACGACTCGGCACCGTGTGGCGTCTGCGCCGTGTATGACCAACGATTGCCGGTCCAGTAGCTGAACAGGCGAAAGATGGTCTTGCCGTTCGGCTTGCGGCGCACTTCGTACACGCCGATGTGCCGCGGCTTTATGCTCTTGTCGAACCAGTCTGTGAACTCTTGCATGTGAGGTCTCCTGGCTGACGCCGGCCCGGGCCGGCGACGCGTTTCGCTTTAGATCAGCGACCACTTGGCGCGTGAATACGCCGGGCTGAATGGGATGTCGTCGTCCATTTCGTCAAATCCGCCTCCCTGCGGAACCGGGCGGCGTTCGCTGGCTTGGCCGTTCTGAGGCTGGCGCGGCTCCGATCGCTGCCCTCCCTTCGACTGTTCACCGCCATCGGCTCGACCGCCAAGCATCTTCAATGACTCGACGACCACCTCGACGGAATACTTGTCGACGCCTGCCTGGTCTTGCCACTTGCGTGTGCGGATTCGGCCTTCGATGTAGACCGACGATCCCTTCTTCAGATACTCGGCCGCGATTTCAGCCAAGCGCCCGAACAGGTTGCAGCGATGCCATTCGGTGTGCTCCTTCTTCTCGCCGCTCGCCTTGTCTTTCCACGACTCGGTAGTCGCGACGCGAATATTTGCTACAGCATCGCCGCTCGGCAGGTAGCGCACTTCGGGGTCTGCGCCGAGGTTGCCGATGATGATTAGCTTATTGACGGATGCCATGGATTACGCTCCTGCTGTTTCGGGGGTTTGTTGTGATTCGGTTGCCAGCTTTGCGGCGCGAGCTGCACGAGCGGCGTCGCGTGCTGCTTTGAACTCAGAGATAGCTTGCGTTGCATCGCCGATTTTGCTGCGCGGCAAATCGCCAACGGCCGCAATCTCGAACTTCTCGCAGAAGCGTTGCGCGGTCAGGCCGGAGTCGGCCATTGCGTTAAGCAAGTCGTCGCGCTCGGCCATTGAAACCTTCTGCGGCTGCTCGACGCCAGATTCGAGCCACGTCCGCAGTTCCTCGCCGGTATCCTTGCCGATCTTGAAATATCGGCCATCGAAAAGTGACGTGCGATCTTTGGTTGTGCTGGCAACGTGGCTTGCATCGATGTCAAGCATGACGGTGAACTCATATTCCATCCCGTCGCGCTGAATAGGCGCCATACCGACCTTCTTGGGAACCTGCTTGCCGCGGTCGTTCGTTTCGAGCACGTATTCCGTCTTCGAGCGCATCGTCGCGATGATGTGGCAGGGACTCTTGAGCATCGCCTCGACAAGCGAGTTATGCTCGGGCGTAATCGTGCGCCAAGCTGCATAACCATTCGCCTTGCCGCTATCTGCGATCTTGCCTTGCTTGTCGAGCAGGCCGCCATCACCCGCCCATGCGTGCGTCAGGCTGTCGATGATGATGGTTGTGTAGCCGGCCGCTTCGAACGCCTTGATTGCTTGCAGGTATTTCGGCACGGTGTAGGGTGCCTCGATGCCGATCACGTCGTATTCGCCCAGGTCCGCGTACAGATCGGCGGAGCCGTGTTCGGTGTCGATGATTCCGACCTTACCGCCGAGGCCGAAGGCCAAGAGCAGCGCGGAATACGTCTTGCCCGCTCCGCTCGGTGCTGCAATGCCAAGCCTCAGTTTTGCTTTCTTGCGCTGCGCTTTCCGGATTTCCATGGTGCTTCTCCCGTTGATGAAATTGGTACTGCTGCTGTTCTTCAAGCTCGGCTTGCCACTGCCAGCCGTCGTCGTCTGGCGCGTCCATCTAGCTCACCTTGACGTGTAGGAAATGGCGGGCGATGTAGTGGGGCACGTGTCCGCTGCTGATCGCTACGCGGGGCTGAACACCGCGACGAGCGAGATCGGCTTTGGCTGCACGCTGGCGCTGCTCAGTGCGCGCGCAGAGTGCTTTGTATTGGCTGTCGATGATCTCGGCTTGCGAGAGGCGCACATTCGTCTGGACGTGGCGCAGGTCATTCAGTGACTTGGCGATCAGTTGCATACCGGGCTCCGGGAGAAAGTAAGTACGATCATCACGGCGAGAGCCATCGAGCACGCGCCAGCAGAGAAAGCAAGAAACAGGTCGTTGACCTTGCATACGCTAGCTACTACGGTATCCGTAGAGTGCAAATTTTTTTCCGCGACGTCGGACTGACGCGGGCGGAAAATCGCTGCGGAGCATAATAATAACGCGGACTTCAGTTGCGATGCAGTGTTCATGGTGATTTCGTTCCGTTCGTGGTTTTGGTTTGTGTTTTGTCCTGCTGAGATGAAGGATACTAAAACGGTATCCGTAGTGCAAGTGGTTTCGCGAAAAAATGTGCGGGTGCCTACAAACGCATCCACGTCTGATAGTCGGCTTCGCTCAGTCGATCACCTGGCAGCGCTGGCTTGGCATCTGGCTTGTGCGCGTCGCAATATTCGCGGCCTTCGTGCTGCCAATGCGCCTTCACGCGTGGGCCTAACTTGCGGCACACGCAGCAGTAGCGCCAGCCGCCGCGCTCGACCATCGCTTTCGTGATGCGATTCATGCTGGCTCCTTCTTCATCGCTTGCACATGAGCCAGTGCCGCTTGTGCATGCTCGAGTTGGCGATTGAGGTGATGGATCTGCCATTCCTTGCGCGCAATAAACGACTCGCGCGCTAGTTCCTCGGTCGGATAAGCCCACTTCTTGCGCGCATCGTTCAGAATGAAGCGCTCATGACCGAGGTAATCCTCGATCCAGCAGCCTTTAGGCGTGTTTCGCTTGATCTCGTAGTGGACAAGAAAGATCGTCACTTTGAGCGGGAGCCAGGACTCTTCTCGGTGCGCTTGCGACTCGTATCGGCACAGACTGCCTAGCTTCCACCACGGCAGCGGTTCGCGCCCGCGTACACTGATTTGCGGCTCGTCGCTAGTCAGGATGTCAAAGTCCGCGCTCATCAATGAACTCCTGTCGCATGAAAGGTGCGATGCGTCTGGCCGGCGATCTGTACGGATGCTTGCAGGGCAGAGGCGGATTCGATGCAGCGCGCAGCAATGTCGTGCGATGCGCTGGCGTGCAGCGCGTCGGCGGCAGCTTTCAGCGCGGCGATTGCGTCGATGATCTTGTCAGGACTGACTTGCATCACTGGCTCCCTTCGTGTTTCCAAGGCTGGTTGTAGTGCCGCGTCGAGTAGTCTGTAAGCATGATCGGCTCGCCGCGCTCAAAAATCCCGCTTCGCTCGCATTCCCGCGCACACCATTTGTTCATCTCGTGCGGGCCGCTCGGCTTGCCGTGTCCTCCTTCCCATGTGCCGGGTTGTGCCGGTGCGTCGCCTAGTTCGCCGTCCGCCAGCCACGCGACATCATCTGGCTCGTTCTTGTCGAACTCGACATTCGGGCGGCTGCTGATACCCCATGCCTTATTGCATTGGCCATCGCAAGCGAGCGTGACATGACTGTCGAACCAAAGGATCTGCTTTTGGTGGATCACGCTTCACCTCGTGCTTTTGCGATTGCGGCGCGCGCATTGACTACCGGCGCAAGGAGCGCAGACGACGGCATGGCATGCACGATGTTTTCGACGAGGATCGTCAGTGTTTTGAGTAGATCAGGAGCGGCGGCTATCAGGCGAGCATCAGCTTCCGTGCGGCACTTGATCCGCCCAGTCAGTACCTGTTGACCATCGCTTCCAATCAGCCAAGGTGCTCGCTGCTCCGGGTCATACTCGGCCCATACTTCGTCGTCCCATTCCCACGGCCCCGGCGTATGCTTGATCTCGCTCATTGCTCGCCCCTTGCTTTAGCCAGAGCAGCGCGGGCACGCACGAAGCCGCCTTTTCCGCCGATCCATTCGGTGTTTATGATCTCTTGCAGGGCTTCGTACAGGTCAGGAGCCGCAGCTATCAGCCTTGCATTTGCTTCGCGCTCTGTATCGCCTCCGCAACAAAAGATGTCCGCTATTTCTTCGCCGCCATACACCTCCCCACGCGGGCGAATGAATGCGAGACTTGCTCGGGTATCTTCGTCGGGATGGTCAAAGCAGACTTCCCACGGACCTTTCGTTATTTGAATATCGCTCATCACTCACCTCCAGCCAGGCGGCGCTTAACGATGACTTCCTTCGCATCGGTCAGCAGCGTGTGAATCGTATGCAGGTCGTCTTTGTTGCCACGCGCCAAGGCGCTCATGAACGACTCGCGTTGCGGGCCGGTCAGCTCGACCAGCAGTTCCATCAGGTCGTCGAACGTGACCTCGCGCTCGACCTGCTCGCGGCGATCTTCTGCGGCCAGTGCTGCGTTGTCGGCTGCTTCGAGATCCCGGTCGCACAGCCAATTGCCGTATGCTTGCGTGCGGGAAACTAACTGCGGTACGTGGCTCATGATTCCGTCCTTGTTGTTTGGCTACGAATACTGCGGTGGTGTGTCGATGAATTGAACGATACCAAAGTAGTATCCGTAGCGCAAGCGAAGAATCACTGTTGCGTTTCTGCCTCACGCGGAATCCACGATCTGCGCTCGAACGCTGGCCGTAACTTCTCGTGCGCTGACTTGCGTAAATCCGCGATTGCTGGCGTCACCTTGGCGGCTGCTCGCGCGACTGTCTGCGGGTGGATGGCGCACTCGCGCGCAATGCGATTGAGGCTCCAGCAATAGCTTTCCCCAAACACGAACTCTCGCGCGACTAGCATGCGAACCATCGTGCGATTGCGATGCGCTCCTTCGGCCAGGCATACAAGCCGCTCAACGCCCGCGTGACGCTCTCCGCGCTCTCCGCCATAGGTGGCATCCAGCAGGGCGCGCTGATCGAGCGAGAGGTGCGATTCAATGACGTCATGCACGTATTGCGCTTGTGCCTTCTTCTCGTGCACGGAGAGCAACAGGGCGGCGCCGTCAGGTCCGGTATATTCCCCAATCTGCCCGATCTTGACGCCGGGCCGCGCGCGCCAGGTGTAGGCAAAGGACAATGCCGCGTCCATCGAGCGGAACATCGGCGCGCGACTGTCGTCTTCCGGCTTAGGAGTGCGAAGGGTGAGCCGGCCAAGCGAGCTTTCGTGTGCGGTGCATACTTGCATATCGGTCCTTGGTCAGTGGAGCGGGGCGGAAAGCAGATCGGGAGCGGCCTGGACTGGCTTCACGAGCTGCCCGGTATGCGGGCAACGTCGTTTCGGCAACTCGATCACCAGGCCGTCGTCTTTCAGTTCGCCGATGCGGCCGCAAACACTCTGGATCGGATAGCCGAAAATCTTCGACAGGTCAGTGCGCGAAAATGATGCAGTCGGGACCGTACGCAGGAAGTTGAGGATCGCGAGCCGTTGAACGGCTGCTGTGCCATCTTCTTTCTTTGCGAGGAAGGATAAGAACGACGTTTCGGCTTGTCCTCTCATGCTGGCTCCTTGATGTCGTCAGTCACTTCGTCGTTGACAGGAACGCCGCTGATGGGGCGGAGCAATCTATCCATCACCACGCGTCGCTTTACGATTCGAAGAATCCCATCGTTGCTGCGCACCGGAAGCGACGATCCGGCGGACTCGACCACCCAGCCTGGTTCTGTGACTTCGTAACGTATCCCGTCAACAGTCTCCATATGAACCGCAGAGCGCAAAACGGAAACTACCGACCCGACCATTTCTGGCGTAACAACTGCCCGAATCACGTAGGCCAGATCACCAGGTTTGCAGTTCATTGCCCCACCCCCATGCGAACAATAGCGTTGACAGCGTTCAGCAGCGTCGGATCGACTTTCGGGAACCGGCGATTGTCGCGACGGTACTTTGCGTCGACCTCGGCTTCAGTCAGCTTCGGTCGCGGCGCCGGCGTCGGTCGCAGCGTGACGTTCTCGCCCTTGCCGATGACGTACCGGACAGCGCGGCGATAGCCGTTGTTGTCGATTGCGCGGAACTCCTGGTCGCGGCCCGGAACGCGCGCGCGGCGTAAGTATTCGTTGACAACCGATAATTCGCGCCCGATGCCCTCAGATATTTCCTGCGCAGTGCGCGGCTTGCCGTCAGCCATCAGAGTGCGAATTAAGTCGGCAGTGAATACGCGTGTGGTCATGCTTGCTCCGCCATGCAGGAAAGAGGGTGGGCGCCGTAGTAGAGGCGGAAGTGGCCGATTCCGAATGTGCCGAGTACGGCGAGCGCGAGCACGATTCCGCCGATGACAGAGAGGATGGTTTTAGTCACTCTGAATCTCCCAACAACTCGTATCCGCCGTGCTTGCCGTTGAAGCGTTCGCGTGACGCCCATGTTTTGCGGCCGAGCAATTTGCCGGTCATCGGATCGAACTTCGAAATGCAGACCTTCTGCCGCTCTCCATCGAGTGCGACGACAACGACTGTCCGCGAAAAGCGGCCGTCGCGCTCTTTCCACTTCTGCCCGATCTTTACGTCAGTCATGGTCGGCTCCGCTTGCAGGTTGCGAAGCGGTCAGGATCGAGCGAAGGTCCGCTGAGATAACAACGCTGCCCATCGACTCCGCTAGATTCGCGGCTGCCCGCACTGCCGCCAGTTGATCGAGGGTCAGCGTCAGCGCCGCCTGTGTCTGTGCTGGACGCGGGGCGATATAGCCGCTGTGCTTGTCCGCGTCGTAGTCGAGAATCCACGGCCGCTCCGGCAGTTCGCCGATGAGATAGCGAACGCAGTCCGCTTCGTATCGCACGCGGTCCGGATATTCAGAACGGTCGATTGTGTGCCCCTCTGCTAGATCACCCTTGTGAAGGATCGCCGTCCAGTTCGTTTTGCCATTGCTTTCCGGCATCGCCCCGTACCACACGGCCAGTTTCGGACCCGCCACCTTTTCGGCGGTGAGTGCGGCGCGGTTCATCGCGTAACGCACCAGTTCGATAGCCGCGCGTTGCGACTTAAAATCGATGTCCGTTCCGCGCATCTGAAGCCACTCGTGCCAGACGGCATGCGCATCGTCTGCATCAAACGCTTCCCGCTCCCCAATCGCCCCATTTGGCGGGCTAGATTGCGAACCCGCGTCGGCGACAAATTCGCAATTCGCGATGCAACTCTTCAATTCCGCCATCGCCAGGCGAATTTCTACGGCTGCCTGCATCGGATCGCATGCGTTTTCCAGCCATTGAGCCGTGCATTCCATCGAAAAAAGCACGCCGTCGAACGCGCGTTTTTCACGACTACTGTATGTTTGTACAGCACTCCGACCTAATGATGCCTCGTTAGTGTTCATTCTCAGTGCCTTTTTTTATTTGTTCATATGAAAGTTTTCTAGTCAATTTCGGACCTAGAAACCGATACCGTAAGTATAAACGGATACCGCCACGGTATCCATGTAATTCGCAAAAAATTGTTCAGTCCATTCCACGGCTGCGGCCTCGTGGGCGGTCGGGTTCGGATCGCTGCCCGAAGCCTTGACCGTGGGCCAGATCCTCGAAAAGCGTTCGCTCGCCGTGGAAAACCAGTCCGGTGATGCCCGTTTCGCCCTGGCGCTGCTTCGTGCAAATGACCTCGCAAATCCCCTTGTCTGGCGAATCGGGGTTGTACACCTCGTCGCGGTACAGGAACAGGATCGTGTCGGCGTCGGCTTCGATGTCGCCGGAATCCTTCAGGTCAGACGAGAGAGGGCGCTTGTTCGGCCGTTCCTCGCACTTGCGTGAGAGCTGCGAGAGCAGAATGACGGGTATGTCCAGTTCCTTCGCGAGGTTCTTCAGACCTTTCGTCAATGCACCGATTTGCAGGTCGCGGCGTTCTTCGCTGCCGGTTGCCATCAGGCCGAGATAGTCGACAACGAGCAGCGAAAGACCGTGCTTGCGCTTGACCGCGCGCGCCTTGCTGCGCACCTCGAGCAGCGTCAGATTCGGTTGGTCGTCGAGGTATAGGTGCAGATCCTTGATGGCTCCGGCCGTCTCGGTGATGTGCGACCAATCGGGTTGTTTCAGGTTGGCAGGGTCGCGCAACTGCGCCATCGTCAGGCCGCTGATGGACGAAACGAGCCGTTGTTGAAGCTGCACATTCTTCATTTCCATCGACAGGAACAGGACCGGCATATCGCGCGCGACGTTCTTCGCGATGGTCAGCGAGAACGCGGTTTTGCCCATTGACGGACGCGCCGCAACGATAACCAGATCGCCGCCATAGAAGCCGCCGCCGAGCTTGCGGTCCAGGTCAGTCAGGCCCGTAGGAACGGGTTTGATCAGGCCGTCAATCTGCTGATCCATGTAGTTCAGATAATCGACGAGCGACTGGCCGGCGTGAACTGGCTCCGACTTGACGATCGCTTCGCCGAGCTTTTCGAGCTTGGCTGATGCCTGGTCGATCAGGACGGCCGCGCTGTCAGGCGTTGCGCCGACAGAATCCTGAATCTCATGCGACAGCGCCAGCAGGCCGCGCTTCTGCGCACGGTCGCGCACGATCTCAGCGTAACGCGAAATGTTCGCCGCGCTAGGCGTGTTCTGCGATAAAGCGTTCAGGTACGCGAGGCCGCCGACATCGTTCGCGCGCCCCTTTGCTTGCAGGCGTTCGAACACGGTCATCATGTCCGCGCCAACGCTTGCAGAGATCAGGTCGACGATCTCCGAAAAGATCAGCCGGTGATCGGCGCGGAAAAAGTGTTCGGCTCGCAGATCGCCGAGTCGGTCGATAGCGTCGTTGTCGATCAGCAGGGCGCCAATGACGCTTTGCTCAGACTCCACGCTTTGCGGAATTGCCCGCTGCATATCGTTCGCTGTCATGCTGCCGCCTCCTTGTTCTCGTAGTTGCCTTGGAGCACCTTGCCGAAGTTCTCCGACTTCATGAGCCAGCCCAGATCGCAACTGGTCCACTTGCCATTGCGGCCAGTAAGAAAGTCGCTTTCAGACGCATAGCGAAAGAAGCGCTCAAAAAAATCGATGGCAGATGCCTCGTCAGTTGCATAGCGAGAGCCATCGCGCTTTTTGGCCGTCAAAACCCACTTCCACCGAGTTCGCATGGACTTTGCCCGTTCGCCGTCCCACGTTCGCGGGAACGGCAGAGTAGGCAAGTGTTGGGCGTACAGTGCGATCAGCCTTTGGTGCGGACAGTTCGGCAGGCCGTTCGGTAACTCGGAATCGGCGTCGCCGATGACAACATCACCGTTAGGTGATGTATTAGGTTTATCTTCTCTTCTCTTCTCTTCTCTGGTCCGCTTTTCGTCCGCACTCGATGCGGACATTTCGACGACGTTGCTCTGTTCATCGTCGCTCCTGCGTGATTCGCGCTTACGAACGGTCTCCTGTGCGCGGCGCTTTGACGACTTCCCGTTGTGATCATCAAACCTAGGCATGACAAGGGTTTCGTCGCCTCCGCTCGAGATCCATCCAATGCTCAGCATGGCTTGTGTGAACCCAGGCCATCCAATGACGGCATCCATAGCGTCGCACGTGTATCCGTCCAGCACACCATCTTCGGAGTGAGCATCGAACACTGACCAGACCGCATGTAGTCCGCCAATCACGCGGAATTTGTCCGCACGCAATGCGGACATCATGCGGACAACCTTAGGGTGTGTTTGCAAGTCCATTCGCATTTTGATCCAATCTCCAGCCATGATTTACCTGCTACGGATCAACTGTTTTAGTGATTCGCAAAGCTTGTGGGCTTGCGCCTGCTTTGCGGCCTTGGTCTTGAGGTGCGCGATATTTCTGGCCATAGCCATCTGAAGATCGGCAATGGCCCGCGCGGGTACGCGGGCGTCGCTCATTCGCTTTCCTGTTCGGTTTGTTCAAGCGGAACATCAGGCAGATTGGGGATTGCCTCGATCACGGCCGGGCCGCGCGCTTTGCCTACGAGCTTCGGCATTTCGTGGCGCAATCCGATCATGTCGATCACGGTCAGGTGCGGCTTGTTCGGTCCAACTAACTGCGCGCTGACTCGAGCGAATTCGAGCGCGCGCTTTTTGCCGACCACCTTGTGACCGTTGCGGATGTTGCTCCAGTAGATCGCGCCGATTCCGATCACGTCGAGCAACTGGTTGACGACCTTCGCCCCGTATGCATCGTGAAATTCTTGTGCGTTCAAGTTATGGCTCCTTTGCCGGGTTATAATTGCACTACAGTATAGCATCGGATACCGTGACGGTTAGCGAGTTACACGAAATTTTGGCGGGAGATAACCCTATGAACTTATTGAACAATGATGCTTTTACGGTTGCACTAAGCGCAGGAAACCTTCAAGATTCGAAGAACGGATGCCGCAATTTAATCGGGGTCGGCATCCGTCTAAGTGGCGTGCCTTGACGCGCCCTATACGACTAAGGATTGGGAATCACATGGCTATCGAAACGATCGACGCAGTGCGCGCACGAAACTTCCACCTGCTTTTCGAGCAGTTCAAGGAGGGGGTGAGAAGGGATGACCCGACCGCGCCGGATCGGGGAATGCTGAGGCGCTTTGCCGCTCATCTGGAAATGAACCCCGTCTACCTGTCGAACCTGAACACAGGATCAAAGACGATCGGTTTGCGGACGGCGCGTGAGATCGAGGCCCGGTTGAAGCTGCCGGAGGGTTGGATGGACACCGACCACACCAACAACGAAGCGGAAATGAGCGATGACGATCTGGCGTTCCGCGACTCGGTGATGGCGATGTACCGGCAGGCGCCCGAGGCGTCGCGCGCGGCCGTTCTGCGGGTGCTCCAGGCGCTCGTTCTGGGTAAACCCATAGAGGACGTACTATCTACCGACAAATCGCGCAAGAAAGTGAATTAGACTCGCGCAAACATTTGCGGATTGTTGCAAACACTGAAAATGTAAAATATTGTATCGAAACTTGTTGCGCGACCGGGACTGGTGCGGATACTCTTACATCACCGCGACGCCGTAGCGGGTAAAAAATACCGTGTTTGCAATTCAGAGGGGCTCCAAATGACGAGTTTTGGCACTGCTGGCAGTACAGAGAACAAAAATGCTGCCGCTGGTGTACTGGCAGAGGGCTTATGCAGCGAAGACGGCGAATATCAGGTCGCCGCCGCTGCAGCCGCCATCCCCGCGCACATGCGCCGGGGGGTTCTGGCTCACTTGCGCGAGCTTATTTGCGCCGATACAACGCACACCGTTTAGGTATGCAAATATCGCTTGCGATACTGTGAAGGTTTTGCTAAGATTTGTCTAACATGTCGTTTTTGCGTCCAGCTTTGATGATGTGTTCATGTTGGTTCCGTTCGTAGATCCCCAGATCTACTTTCCGCTCCCTTCCAAGGTCGAGCGGCTTTTTATTCCTGCAGGCCGTCGCATGAGCAATCTGCGGCGGCTTTTGCATTTCTGAGCCGGACCCTGGCGGTCTGTGGCATCGACAAGCGCTTGTGCGATGTTGCGGTGGCGGTTCGATTCCGTTCTCGTCTGGCGTCAAACAAAAAGCCAGCGCAAGGCTGGCTCTCTGCGGTCTATAACCGCAGCACAGGGTTCCGCTGACGGCGAGCCATCATGGCAGCCGCCTACGCGTTAATGATCTGCCGTTCTCGCCGGTCGGTTGGTGGGCTGTCGACCGGCTGACGTAATAAGCGGTTGGGCAGGTTGATCGTGTTCATGGCTTCCGTTCCTTTTGGTTATTGCTTCGTGGTGATTCAGTTGATGTCGGCGTCGCTATCTTCTGCGTCGTCGTCCAGCTCAGGCTCGCCATAGCTCTCGTCGCAGTAGCGAGCGGCAACCCGCGCAAGGTCGGATTCGCCTGCGGTGCTGAAAGCTGATTTCATGGCGCACTCCTAATGATCCTGAGATACGTTGAAGAAGGCCCGCGGTGCTTCTGGTGCGCGCGACCGTTGAACGGCCTGCGCTGCTGCAATCCGCTCGACAAGCTGGATTAACTGTCAAGCCAGCATTTGATCGAATGATGCCATAACAGTATCGGACAGTGTGAGAAGTTTTCGTTACAAGTTGTATTCGTGGATACTGTTGCGCGCTTTGTGTTCGTTGGCGCACATTGCACGGATACCGGCACGGAATCGATAGACGTTTAACGGAGGCCGCATGAAGTTCGCTGCATGGGTGATGTGCTGGCCGCTGTTAGGCGCAATGTGGCTCGCTGCGACCGTTGGTGATGCGGCTGGTGACGTCGTGTATTACCTGGATGATCTGACCGACAGGCTGCTCGAATATTCGGAGGGCGAGTGAAGCTGACCGAAGCTATCGCTGTTGCTCGCCGCGTGATGATCGAGCATGCTGGGATCGAGGTATCGACCATTGAGATGCGCCCGCATGCGCAGCCGGTGAATCCCGACAACGTGCAGCAGACCGAAGCCGCGGCGGCTTACAACGCAATGTATGCGTTCACGTCGATGCTGAACACGATCGCGCCGGAGTCGGTATGAGCGCTGGCGCCACTGATCCGCACGACGACATCGACAAACTGTGCGACACGATCGCTGTGTTGATGCTCGCTCTGTGCGAGAACGAATTGCTGGAGCTACCCGAAGATGCAGCCGACGCTGCGAACAAGCGTCTGCTGTCGCTGCAAGGCGAGAGCCAGGTCGATGTCATTAAGGCTGGCGTCGAGGTGCTGATGCGCAGCCGGGTAGTGCACTGAACAATCAAGAGGCCCAAATGGACAAGTTGCCGAAACCTGCGCTGATTGACGAAGAGACAGCGCGCGCCGTAAAGACTGTCAAGGTGGACGAGAACGCCAAGGGATTTGCCAAGGCGTTCGCGGACGCCGACGGGTTGGTTCGCTATCGGCGTCTTGATGCGCCGACTGAAGCGAGCATGACTCACTGAATTCCCTGTGTGGGAATAGCGTCGCACGATGCTCCCCGCATCTGCGCGCAAGCAAAGGGACCGCTCAAGGCAGCTAACCGTCCAACGCCGGCTCTGTGCCGCGAGCGGGTCTCTACACCTTGACGCATGACGATCGCAACGCATGACGAACACCTGTCACCGAGCGGGAATGAGTTGGTCAACAGCGGTCGCCATGCTTCAGGGTGGTAGCTCAGGGAGCAGGCCGGATTCCAAATCCGAGCCGAGCGAGGTTCGATTCCTTCGCTGCCCGCCAACGTTCAGGCCTCAAATGAAGACATTCCCGATTCTGGAATCCTGTGTGAGGCGATGCCGCGAGCAGCACTTCGCATCGCCGCTGGTGGTCTCGTTCGATCTGGTCAAGCGTCACGAGAAGCAGGCGGTCGCGAATCATGGGCAAACCGTCGAGCGCTTGGCGGAACGCGGCGGCCTGTCGTGGCTGGAGCTTCTTCTCGTGCTGACCGATATGCCGCTGTTCGGCGAATATGCAGGCAGGTTCAAGGGCAAGCAAGAGACAGAAATATTTGGAGTCGTGGCCATCATGTTGATGCACGACTTCAGTAGGGCCCACGCCCAATGATTCCCCCGCGCTGCTCCCGGCTGATAGCTGTAAACCCTGCGAACTCTCCGCGCAGGCGAGGCCGGTGAGCGCGCACCTACAACCGACTGCTTGCAGTCACGCGCCCGGCCGGCCAGTGGCGCGACGCATCACGAATAACCCCGGCAGGCCACGATAGAGCGTAAGCCGTTCCTCCCTGACCTCGGTCAGTTTCTGCGGCGCTAGGCGTGGTCAACCCATACACAGAGGATGAAATGGACATTGCATTCCATATTCCACAGTGGTTGCTTTGGACGCTCGCAGTAGGCGTAGGCATCCCCGCTGTGTGCGCGGTGATACTCCTTGCGCTGATTGGCGTCGCATTCATCAATTGCTTTCGCGACGGACTGTGGCGCTGAGCAGGAAACGCTAACACGCACCGAGCCGCAAGAAAAATTCACCTCAAAGGAACAGCATGGCGCTGACAGACAAGCAGCGCCGCTTCGTGGACGAATACCTCATTGACCTGAACGCCACGCAAGCGGCAATCAGGGCAGGGTATAGCGAAAAGACCGCTCGATCCATCGCTGCTGAGAACCTTACTAAACCTGACGTAGCCGAATATCTGGCGAAACGTCGCGGTGAGATCGCTGGCAAGACGGCGATCACGCCTGAAGTCGTGCTTCAACGCTGGTGGGAACTGGCAAACGTCGACATCAACGAGATCGTCGAATACCGGCGCGACAACTGCCGCCACTGCTGGGGTGAGGATCACGAATACCAGTGGACGCATGGCGAGTTCGAGAAGGCTCAGCGCGACGCAGAGAGCGAAGGCAAGCCGGAACCGTCCTGTGCTGGCGGCTTCGGGTTCGTTGCGACTCGGGAGCCGAATCCTGAATGCCCGGAATGTGCGGGCGAAGGCCGCGGCAAGGTGCATGTGCATGACACGCGCCGATTGAAGGGCGCCGCGCGCAGGCTGTATGCCGGCGTGCATCAGGGCAAGGATGGGCTTAAGGCGCTGATTGACGACCGCATGAAGGCGCTCGACAACGTGTCGCGCATCCTGGGCGTCTACAGCGACCGTCGAGACGATCCGATCAAGGCGCAGCAGGCCGAAAAGCTCCGCATGGAGAACGAACTGTTGCGCAAGGACATGGATGAAGACGAAGAATCGCCGCCGGAGTCGCGCAAGTTCGTGATCGAGGTCCGCGACGCAAGGAAGCGCGACGATGCCAAGTCTTAACGTACCGCAGGCTCAGTTTCTGTCGATGGAACACAAGTTCCGTGCTTACGTTGCAGGCTTCGGCTCGGGCAAGACGTGGGTCGGCTGTGGCGGCCTGATGCAGCACTTCTGGGAATATCCGCGCATCAATGCCGGTTACTTCGCGCCGTCGTATCCGCAGATTCGCGACATTTTCTATCCGACCGTTGAGGAAGTCGCAGCCGATTGGGGCTTGAGCGTCAAGATCAACGAGTCGAACAAGGAAGTGCACGTATTCGAGGGGCGCAAGTCCCGCGGCACGATCATCTGTCGCTCGATGGAGCGGCCGGATACGATCGTCGGCTTCAAGATTGGCAAGGCGCTGTGCGACGAGCTGGACGTCATGAAGGCCGAGAAGGCGCAGCAGGCGTGGCGCAAGATCATCGCCCGTATGCGCTACAAGGTGGACAACCTGAAGAACGGCGTCGATGTGACGACCACGCCGGAAGGGTTCCGCTTTGTGCATAGCCAGTTCGTCAAGCAATTGAGCGAGAAGCCGGCGCTTGGCGACATGTACGGGCTGATTCAGGCCAGCACATACGACAACGAAGCGAACCTGCCAGACGACTACATCGACTCGCTGTTCCAGTCGTATCCGCCGCAGCTGATCGACGCTTATTTGCGTGGTCAGTTTTGTAATCTGACGAGCGGCAGTGTCTACCCGAACTTTGACCGCAAGCTGAATCACAGCGACGCCGAGATCAAGCCTGGCGAGCCGCTGCACATCGGGCTCGATTTCAACGTCCTAAGGATGGCTGCGGTGATCTACGTCATTCGTGACGGCAATCCGATCGCCGTCGAGGAACTGGTCGACGTGCGCGATACGCCTGACATGGCGAGGTTGATCGGTGAGCGCTGGCGCGACAACGGCCACGCGATCACGATCTATCCCGATGCAAGCGGTCAGAACACCAGCAGCAAGAAAGCGTCCGAGTCGGACATATCCATTCTGAAGCAGGCCAAATTCACGATCAACGTTGGCAGCACGAACCCGGCTGTTAAAGACCGCGTGCTGTCGACGAATGCAATGCTGCTCAACGGGCAGGGCGTGCGCCGTATGAAGGTGAACACGCGGCGCTGCCCGAAGTTCACCGAAGGGCTTGAGCAACAAGCCTACGACGAGCGCGGCGAGCCAGACAAGTCGAGCGGCGTGGATCACGTCAACGACGCCGGCACGTATCCGATCGTCCGCATGTATCCCATCGTGAAGCGTCAGACGACCGTCCGCCCGCTCCACATGTAACCGAACACACACATGACGACAACAGTGCGCGACCAGTCCGCCGCAGTGGAAGCGATGGCCGAGAACTGGCCGATCGTCGACGCACTGCTCGGCGGCACGCCGGCCATGCGCAAGGCTGGCAAGACCTATTTACCGCAGTGGCCCGGCGAGTCCGGCGAAGCATACAAGGCGCGCAAGGATACGGCCACGCTGTTTCCTGCATTCCCTCGCACGGTAGAGGTGCTGGCCGGCAAGCCATTTAGCAAGCCCGTCACGCTGACCGACGATGTGCCCGCGCGCATCAAGGAATGGTGCGACACGGACATCGATCTGCAAGGGCGCAACCTGCACGCGTTCGCTGCGAGTCTGTCAGAGGAAGCGCTGTCGCACGGCATCACCGGCATTCTGGTCGACTGCCCGCCAGCGCAAGGCATTCGGACGCAAGCACAGGAAAACGCCGCGGGCATCCGGCCGTATTGGGTGCATATCCACGCTGGCAACATTCTCGGCTGGCGCTCGAAGCGCATCAACGGCGCGGAAGTGTTCACGCAGTTGCGATTGCTCGAGCAGGTCATCGAGGACGACGGCGAGTTCGGCGAAAAGATGGTCGAACAGGTGCGCGTGCTGACGCCGGGTGCATGGGCGACTTACCGCGAGTCGGAGAAGCCCGATCCGAAGACCGGCAAGCCCGAATGGATTTTGCATGAGGACGGCGTTACGACGCTTGACGTGATCCCGTTCGTGCCGATCTACGGCCGGCGCACCGGATTCATGACCGCGGTCCCGCCGCTGCTCGAACTGGCGCACATGAACGTCGAGCATTGGCAGAGCAAGAGCGACCAGCAGACGATTCTGCACGTCGCGCGCGTACCTATTCTGTTCGGCAAGGGGCTGGACGGTCAGCCGGTGATCGTCGGCGCTGGCTCGATGGTCACGGTCGATTCAGATAAGGCAGATCTGAAGTACGTCGAGCACTCTGGAGCAGCTATCGAAGCAGGGCGGCTTTCGCTGCTCGATCTCGAAGATCGCATGCGCCAGGTCGGTGCCGAACTGCTCGTCATCAAGCCGGGCAAGACGACCGTCGCACAGACCGTCGCCGAGAACGAAGCAGGCATGTGCGCGCTGCAACGCCTGATCGAAGACGTTGAAGACGGTATCGACGCCGCGCTAGACCTGACAGCGAAATGGATCAAGGAAGCGAAGGGCGGCAACGTTCAGATCTTCAAGGACTTCGGCGTTGCAACGCTGGCCGAGGCATCGATCGATCTGCTGCGTGACATGAACGTCGATGGCACGTTCTCCGACGAGTCGCTGTTCAACGAAGCGAAGCGCCGCGGCTACATCAGCCCCGAAACGACGTGGGATGACGAGAAAGTGCGCATCAAGGCCAACGTGAAGAAGGCCGAACTAGGCGCGGTCGGTATCACTGACTGACGCCGCGAATACACAGTCTACCGGCCGCACAGCTAACCCTGTGCGGCTTTTTTATTGCCGGTTCCTCGGATGAGGGTCGGTGCAAATCACGGCCGGATGGCCTAACAGCTCGGGTTGGATGACCTATGAAACTCAAACTGAACGATGACGGATTCGCTGTAGTGCAAGACGGCAAGCCGGTGTATGTGAATGACGAAGGCAAGGAGATCGCTTTCGACGTCGCAGGCACGGTGCAAACCATCTCGCGTCTGAACGGCGAAGCGAAGCAGCACCGCGAACGCGCAGAAGCGGCCGAGAAGATTGCCAAGGCATTCGAAGGCATCACGGACGCAGCAGCAGCACGCAAGGCGCTCGAAACCGTTGCCAATCTCGATGCAAAGAAACTCGTCGACGCCGGCGAGATCGAGAAAGTGCGCTCGGAGGCTATCAAGGCCGTCGAGGACAAGTATGCGCCGATCGTTGCCGAACGCGACACGCTTCAGCAGTCGCTCGTCAACGAGAAGGTCGGCGGCAGCTTTGCTCGTTCGAAGCTCATCGCGGAAAAGCTCGCGATTCCGGCTGACCTCGTGCAAGCGCGCTTTGGCGATGCGTTCAAGCTGGAAGGCAATGAAGTCGTCGCCTATGACAAGTCCGGCAACAAGCTTTTCAGCCCGAGCAATCCCGGCAAGGTCGCGTCGTTCGACGAAGCGCTCGAACTCATCATCGATCAGTACCCGTATCGCGATTCGATCCTCAAGAGCACCGGCGCATCTGGCGGCGGCGCATCGGGTGGATCGGGTGGCGGCTCTGGCGGCAAAACCATCACTCGCGCTGCTTACGACGCTCTGCCGCCTCATCAACAGGCGCAGACCGCTCGAAGCGGTGTGACGATCACTGATTAATTTAGGAGCCTTCCTTGGCTAACACGCTTACCGCTCTCATCCCCGACCTGTATGCATCGCTCGACGTTGTGTCGCGCGAACTGGTCGGTTTCATCCCGGCAGTCACGCTCGATCCTCAAGTCGCTCGTGCTGCGGTCGGTGAAAACGTTCGTTCGTTCGTGGCGCCGGCTTCGACTGCCGAAGACGTGACGCCGGGCCAATTGCCGCCCGATGACGGTGACCAGAACATCGGGAACCAGGTGATCACGATCACCAAGTCGCGCATGGTCCCGTTCCGCTGGACCGGTGAAGAACAGAAGGGCGTGAATCACGGCCCTGGCTACACCGGCATCCGCGCGAACCAGATCGCGCAGGCAATGCGGACGCTGGTGAACGAAATGGAAACCGACGTCGGCACGCTGGTGTATCAGGCTTCGCGTGCGACGGGCACGGCTGGCAGCACGCCGTTCGCTTCGACGCTCGGCGATCCGGCGCAAGCGCGCAAGATCCTGTCGGATAACGGCGCTCCGCTGTCCGACATGCAACTGGTCATCGATACCACGGCCGGCGCGAACCTCCGCACCCTCGCTCAGTTGACGAAGGCCAACGAAGCAGGCACGACTGAACTGCGCGCACAAGGTACGCTGCTCGAACTCAGCGGCTTCATGGTTCGCGAATCGGCTGGCGTCCCGATCCACACGTCCGGCACTGGCGCAAGCTATGTGCTCAACGGCGCACACGCGAAGGGCGCAACGACCATCAACGTTCAGACAGGCACCGGCACGGTCGTCGCTGGTGATGTCGTGACGTTCAACGGCGACACGCGCAAATACGTCGTGACGTCGCCCCTCTCGGCTGGCTCGTTCACGATCGCCGCGCCTGGCCTGCAACAGGCGCTGCTGACCGGCGCTGCTGTGACCGTTGGCGCTGCCTACACCGGCAACGCAGCGTTCTCGCGCAACGCATTCGTGCTCGCAACTCGCCTGCCGGCGCTGCCGGAAGAAGGCGACATGGCCGATGACCGCACGACGATCGTCGACGAGCGCAGCGGCCTCGCGTTCGAGGTGGCGATGTACAAGCAATACCGCCGCGTTCGCTACGAAATCGCGATCGCGTGGGGTAAGCAGAACATCAAGCCGGAACACTCGGCCATTCTGCTCGGCTAATTGCGCCGGGGCGGCCCGCTGAAGTACTGGCGGGCCGTTTTTCATTGGAGAAAGCATGGCACGCCCCAAGAAAGAGGCAGACACGCCGACGAATGACGGCGACATCGCATATGTCGAGATGAAGCGCGACGCGGAACTCTATCCCGAGCCGCACACCGCGCAGGTTCACCCCGACGAAGTTGAAAACTACCGCCCGGGCGGTTGGGAGATCGCATAAATGCTGACCGCTCAGCAACAGGCCGACGTTCGGCGCTTTGCCGGTTATCCGATGCTGGGCGATACGGTCACAGATGACTCGCGGGACTTCGCTTACGGCTGGGTGTCGCCGGGCGTCTGGCAGACGCTGACGCACCGGCTAGCGAGTATGCGACCGGAAGAAGAATCCGTGCTCATCACCACTTACCTGACGCCGCTTTACACGCTGGAAACGGCGATTTACGGCGCCGGCGCGAATCTGGACACCGATCAGGCCGCGGTATGGACGCGAAACAAGACGGAAGTCGCTGATCGGGCAAAGTTGTTCGACCAGTGGCGTCGCCGCATGTGCTATTTCATCGGCATTGCGCCTGGCCCGTCGCTCGGCAATGGCGGCTCGCAAGTGATTCGGGGCTGATATGGACGGCACGAAGGCACAGACCCTCGTATATCGGGGCTACGCAATCGCGGCATCGAAGCTCGGCACCGCATACAGCCAGTATCGCCCCACATCAGCCGATCTGACCGGCCTCGCGCCGATCTCGACGTCATTGCTCGCCAGTTTCAACGCTGAAGACATGACGTACAGCCGGCCGAACAAGTACGCGAAGCCGACATGGTACGCGCTGGTCGACGGCACGCAAACGCAGGTAGGCGACTACCTGATGGGCGCGGCCGGTACGTTCTTCATCGCTGCGCAACAGCCGTTGCTGCCGATCCTCGCTGTCGAGTGCAATCGCACGCTGTCGTTTGCACGGCCGCAGACGCAGGCGCAATTCGGCGCGGTGGCGAACTACGAAGGCAACACGCCGACGACGCAAACGCCGCTCGCAACGGGCTGGCATGCGTCGGTGCTGCAGGGCACGAAGGGCGAAAAGAACGAAGTCGGCTTGCCGAGCGATGTTCGCACGCCGTGGTGGGCGATCCTTTTGCCCGAGATTCCCGGCGTAACGCTGCAGTCAGGCGATCTCGTGTCCGATGACATCGGGCGGCGCTACATTCTGTCGAGCGTCGAATTGACTGACCTCGGCTATCGATGCACTGCGATGCAGGCACAGGCTTGATATGGCGGATATTTCAGAAGTTCAGAGCGTTCTAGTCGGCCTCATCGCCGGTGCGCTGTATCCAAACGGCACGGCTCAGCCGTCGACGGTCGGCGCTGGCTGCAAAGTCGGCTCGGGCTGGCCGAGTAAGCCTCAACTCGACGCAGACCTAGCCGCAGGCATTGTCAACGTGTCGGTGTACCCCACATCGCTCGAGCACAAGACATCCCGCCACATGCAGGGATGGCAGCAGATCAACCACAACGCGCCAACGGTCACGCTGACCGGTGCGGGGCTGGCGATCACGGTAGGCGGCACGCTGCCTGCAACGTACTTCGCGCAGAACGTCGCAGTGCTGATCGGTGGCAACGCCTATACGTACACCGTGCAGCAGAGCGACACGCTGACGACGATCGCAAGCGCGCTCGCCGCGATGATCGCCGCGGACTATGCCGGCACGACGTCGAGCGGCCCGGTTATCACGCTGCCTGCCGCATCGCCGCAATACACGCTGCGCACTGGCGGCACGGCGACGATGGGGAAAGAGGTCAAGCGCCAGTCGCGTGTCGTTCGCATCGTCATCTGGGCGCCGACACCGGCATTGCGCGATGCAGTCGCCAAGGTGCTCGACCCGATGCTCGCGCAGATCAATTTTCTGACGCTGCCTGACGGATTCGCCGGGCGGCTTCTGTATCACCACTCAGACCTGGTTGACTTGCAGGAGAAGGCGAACTTGTATCGCCGCGACCTGTGTTACTCGGTCGAGTATCCGACGACGATCACGCAGCAGGCAACAGACGTCGTTGTGACGCAGACCAACCAGATCGAGCCGACAACCGGCGCGGTCATCAAGACCACTATCTACTAGGAGCCGTCATGGCTGACAAACAGGCTGCCGCGAAGGCAGATTTCGCGCTCGTCGTGATCCATCCGTTCGGCGACTACGAGCGCGGCGCGCGCATCGAGGATGCAGACGAAGTTGCGAAGGTTCTGGCGGGGGAAAACGCCTCGCACTGCAACCGCGTCGCCGCGCAGTAATCCACCATCAACGCTGAAAGAGCCGCCTCCGGGCGGCTTTTTCTTTTGGAGCTTCACGCATGCCTATTTATCAGAGTGGGGCGCTCAATGTTAGCGCGCTCAACGCGCCGGGCGTCTACCTGCAAATCCAGCCGCCGCCGCCGATCATCAACGGCGTGGCGACCAACCTGCTCGGCCTTGTCGGCGTCGGCTCGTGGGGTCCGGTCAACAGCGCAACGCTGATTGGCTCTGGCAACGATCAGGCCAACTGGCTCGGCTCGCCCCAGGTTCGCAAGTATGACCTGTCGACCGCCGTGCAAGTCGCGCTTGCCGCTGGCTCGAACGCGATCATGTACGTGCGCGTCACGGACGGCACCGACATCGCTGCATCGTGTCTCGTCAAAGACACCGCAGGCACCGTTACGGGCCTGACGCTGACCGCGCTCTACACCGGCACGATCGGCAATACGCTCACCGCGGCGATCACGACCGGCACGGCGCCGTCGAGCTTCAAGCTCACGCTCACGCGCCCCGGCTTCACTCCGGAAGTGTTCGACAACGTGACGGGTACTGGCGCGGCGCTGTGGACCGCATTCGCAAGCGCAGTGAACAACGGCCTGTCCGGAGTCCGCGGCCCGTCGCAATTGTTCGTGGCAACGGTCGGATCGTCCACCGCGGCACCGGGCACGTCGGCTACGTTCACGGCAACGGGCGGCACTGACGGCACCGCAAGCATCACTGATGCGGCGCTGCTCGGCACTGACGGCACCAGCACGACGCGCAAGGGCATGTATGCGCTGCGCAGCTCAGGCGTGCAGGTCGCAACTCTCGTCGATCACACCGACTCGACCGCATGGGGTTCGATTGCATCGTTCGCACTGAACGAAGGCATCTACTTCGGCGTGCAAGGCCCGGCTGGCGCGTCGTATTCGACCGTCTCCACCAGCCTGAACACGGCCGGCGCTGATACCTACGCGCTGAAGGTGTTCGTCGGCGACTGGATCTACTGGCAGGACGGCACGAACAACGTGCAACGCCTGCTCGGCCCGACGACCTTCTGGGCGCCGAAGCAGGCCGCAATGGCTCCGCACCTGTCGAGCCTGAACGACGCCATGTTCGGTATCGCCAGCACGCAGCGCGTCTCGCAGAAGAACGCCTACAGCATGGCAGAAATCGGCCAGGTCGCAACGTCGCGACTCGATGTCATCACGAACAACTCGCCGGGCGGCAATTACTTTGCCTGCCAGACCGGACGCAACGCATCAAGCAACGCAGCGATCTGCGGCGACAACTACACGCGCATGACGAATTACCTTGCGCTCACGTTGGCTGCTGCATTCGGCTATGTCATCGGCAAGCCGCAGACGGACACGCTGCGCAATGAGGCGAAATCGGCGATCCAGTCGTTCCTCGGCAACCTGTGGAACATCGGCTACATCGGCGACGTGAACAACCCGCAGGCGGTGCCGTACACGGTCGTGCTCGACAGCACGAACAACACCGATCAGGCGGTTGCAAACGGCTACATGACGGCAAACGTCGCGGTCAAGTACCTGTCGATCGTCTTCTACTTCGTCATCAACCTGCAAGGCGGCCAGACGGTCACGATCAAGTCGTCGAGCAGCGTGTCGGCAGGCTAAGCCGCACTCATTAACAGCACACAAGGCGCTCTCGGGCGCCTTTTCTTTTTCATAGGTGCGACTCATGCCTGTAAATGGCTTTAACGTAGGCCGCGACTACGCGGTGAACGTCCAGACGCCGAGCGGCCCGCTGCAATTCAACCTCGTGACGAAGTTCACGAAGAAGCAAGACCTGATCGACAAGAAGATCAAGGGATTGGACGGCCGCACGCGTCACGTCGTGTTCCCGGACGGCTGGAATGGCACGTTCGAGATCGAGCGGCAAGACAGCACGGTCGACGACTTCTTCGCGGCACAAGAAGCGGCGTATTACGCCGGCCAGAACCAGCTCAGTTCGACGATCACTGAAACGATCACAGAAGTGAGCGGCGCAATCACGCAATACCAGTACACGAACGTGATTCTGAAGTTCCCGAATCCGGGTGATGCCGCCGGCGACGAGACGGTGAAGATGACCGTCGACTGGCTAGCTGAACGCCGCGTCAAGTTGGCGTAAGCAGCGCGGCCGGCGACAAATCCGGCCGCATCCCGAATAACCTCACCTAAAAACTCATGGCGAAACTAACTGTCAAGCAGCAGGAAGCAGGCGACACGCCGAGCGCCGCGATCGTCAAGCAGGCTGCTCAACGTGTCGTAGTCGAATCGGCCAACGGGCACACCATCGCGCTCCAGAAACCCGGCGTCCTGGCGCAATTTCGCCTCGTGAAAATCCTCGGCAAGTCCGCGGAGAACACGGTCTATGTGCAGATGGTTCTGCCGATGACGTATGTCGTAGAGATCGACGGCGTGCCGGTGAATCAGCCGAACAGCGAGCGCGAGATCGAGGCGCTAATCACGCGCCTGGACGAAGAAGGCGTCGCCGCGGTAATGCAGGGCGTGTCGGAGAACTTCGGCGCGCAAAGCGCTGATGACGTGCGAGACGAAATAAAAAACTAGTCCGGTCGGTTCCGATCAGCGAAGCGCTCTGGCTGGTGAAAAACGGCGTCCCGTTCGACGTTGCGTTCGCTCTTGACGATGCGACGCGCGCAGCGTTCGCAATCAAGTTCTCGGAATTCGAAGGGCACAAGTTCAACTTCGAGAATATGGCATTTGACGATCCACCGAAACCATCATGAGCGAATTCACCAGTCTCGGGCAGTTCGCGCGGCACCTTGCCACGCTCGAAGTCGCAGTGGCGCTTGAATTGCGCCGCGGGCTTGATGAGGTGGCGACGGCCGTGCGCGACAAGGCGAAAGACGAAATCGGCTCGTATCAGGCCGCAATCGGACCTTTCCCGGCCTGGGCAAAACTCGCTGAATCTACGGTCGAAGATCGCGCAGCAAAAGGATACTCGCCCGATGAGCCGCTGTTGCGGACGGGTGAAATGCGCGATTCGATCGGGAAGGATGTTTCTGGCCTTGAGGCGACTATCGGCTCGACGAGCGACATCGCCGTCTATCAGGAACTCGGGACCGACAAGATCCCGCCGCGCCCTTTCCTTGGGCCGGCTGTGCTGCATAACGAAGCGCTGATAAAGCGCATCCTCGGCAAAGCATTCGTTGCCGGGTTGTTGGGGCGGGGCAACTTGCCGCCTTCGCTCGGATATGACACGAAGATCGACTAGCCGGTAATGAGCGACCAGGCAATCAGGCATAGCAGTGCAAGCACGATGCCGCCGATTGCGAGGCCGCCAAGGCTTATCAGGATGGTGTCGACACGGCTCCAGAACGGCATCGCATGAGCGAATCGAATCGGCGCCCGCAACTTGCCGGCGTCAGTAGTCGCCCGTATCGACGGGTACTGGACGGAATCAAAGCGATCCGCCGCCCACTCATGCAGGCGATATTTAAGAGAGCGTTTCATGTTCGAAGCCTTCAAAATCGGCGTCAAAATTAGCCTGATCAACCATGCCGCATTGGGCTTGGCTGCACTCGGCAAAGATTTCATGCGCACGGAGGCGCAGGCTGCTGCACTCCAGAAGCGTATCGATAGTATCAACAAACAGGCCATGAAGGGCGGCTTGATGCTTGGTCTCGGTGCGGGCATCGCCGGAATGCTCAAAGGCCCGTATGAGCAAGCCAAGAAGCTAGAGCAGGAGCGCCAGAAGTTTGCTGCGCTGAACCTGTCTTCTTCAGATAATGCCCAGGCGTTCGCTCAGGCGCAGATGCTGGCGCACAAGAACTTAGGTTCGACCATAGCAGACAATATCAGCCTGATCCGCGATCTGCATACGGCCTTTGGTGATCTGCCGCACGCAATTGGCATGTCTGAGGACTTCCAGAAGTTCTCCATCATGGCGCGCGTGCAGAACGACGGCAAGCCAGTAGAAGGGCTCGTCTACAACGCCGTGAAGGCGCTCGAGCACCGCGGCGACCGTCTGACTCAGCATCCTGATGCGATGCGCGACGAACTGGCGCGCATGTCTCAGGTGTACACCGGATCGGGCGGAAAGGTTTCGCCAAGCGACTTCTTCCATGCGTCGCAGACCGGCAAGATGGCGTACACCATGTACGACAAGGACTTTTTGTATGGTCCTTTCGCTGCATACATGCAGGCCAAGAGCGGGCCGACTGCCGGCACGTCTGGCATGACGGCGTTTAGCTCGCTCGTCGGCGGCCACATGGATAACAAGGCAAAAGGCTTCCTCGCCTCGCTCGGCTTGCTGCAGATCGGTGTCAGCCCTGATCAAGTCAAACTGATCAACGAGTCGATCAACAAGCTGCCTCTCAGCGCGAAGGAAAAGGCGAATCTTCGAAAGGCTGAGATGCCCGTCACTGGCGGGCTGCGGTCAGACCTCATTTCGCAGTTCTCGCATCGCCCGGATCAGTTTGTACAAAACGTGCTGGCGCCTGCTATCCGCAAGCGGTACGGCATGGATCTGAGCAATGAGCAGGTCGCGGAAATGCTGGCGTCGAAGTTCAACCGCTCGACCGGCGACTTCCTCGGCGAATTGATCGTCAACGGGATGAAGTTCGCGAAAGACTCGAAGATTTTCGGCAACGCCAAGGACTATTCGAGCGGCTATCAGCAGTACATCAAGTCACCTGAAGGTGCGGAGATTGCAGCTGAAGCAGCGTGGACCAACTTTCTCGCCTTGTTCGGCTCTGTGTATCTGCCGGTCATCACCGGCGGCCTGCTGAAGCTGGCTGGCGCACTCGATAGCCTGTCGCAAATGGTGGAGAAGCATCCGGCCATTTTCCGGGCGTTGTCGTATGCGCTGATCGGCCTGTCGGGCGCGCTGATGTTCCGCGGCACGGTGCTGATATTGACTGCGGCGCTGCGCGGGCTCGGTCTCGCGATGACCATGCAGGCTGCCGGCGGGGTAGTTAGATTGGCGCGCATCACGGCGATGATCGGCGGCGCAAGCAAGTTCTCGCTGTTCGGCGCTATCGGCATGCTGGCTAATCCCATCGGCATTGCGGTGCTTGCTATCGGCACGTTGGCCGCGGCTATCTACGCGTTCCGGCCGATCAGCCAGTCTGAAGTCGACGGCGTAAAGACTGACGGCGGCGTCAAGTTGTCGGCCGGCGCACAGGCGCGCATCGATGCTGGCGCGCTCGGCAACGGCCCGAACGTGCGCACCGGCGGCGGCGCTCCCAACGTGACCGTTCACGCGGTCATGGACGGCACACCGATTCACACGAAGGTCGTCAATACCATCGTGCGCAAGACAAGTTCATCGCTCGGAACCGGCTTCTTCGACCCGAACGCCTCGCCGATCAACCAATTCGTAACCGGACACTGATATGGCTGTAGTTTTGCAGCTCGGCGACTTCACGTTTTCCGAGTACGAAATCCCCGAGCGCATCACTATGGTGACGGCTATCCGCACCGTCGTCCGAAAGATGGTCGGCGGTGCGCGCAACGTCAACATGATGGGCTACGACCCGGCGCCGCTTGAGTGGTCCGGGATGCTGCTCGGCTCCAATGCGCTTGACCGCGCGCGCACGCTCAAGCAGATGGCGCTCGCGCAGAAGATGCTGACGCTGACCTTCAGCGAATACAGCTACGCGGTCGTCATCAGCGAGTTTGTCGAGGACTTTCAGCGCGAGTACGAGATTTACTATCGCATTCGCCTGGAAATCGTCGCCGACAACGCCGCGCAGGGGCCGAACGCGGCACCCGGCATCAACGGCGTGATTGGGGCTGATGTCACCAAGGCTTCCGGTTTGGCGTCGTCCATTGGCAATTCTGGACTCTCATCTGTCATCGGCACACTCAAGAGCGCGACTGCGGCCGTTTCAGATTTTGCGACGGCTACCAAGGCCACGCTTCAAACCGTGCTAACGCCGCTCGCAGAAGCGCAGGCGCAAGTTAAAACCCTGATTGCGGCCGGCGAGAACACGCTGCAAAGCGTCGCGACTGTCGGTGGCCTGCTACCTAACAATCCGATCGCGCAACAGGTGTCGCGCCTGTCGAATCAAGTCAACACGATGACGCAGCAGCCTCAATTGCTGCAGCTACAAGGCGTTTTGTCGCGCGTCAGTACGAACATCGGCCAGATCGGTTCTGCATCCAAGACGATCACTGTCGTGGGCGGCAACCTGTACGACCTCGCAGCCAAGTATTACAAAAATGCGACCGGATGGGTGAGCCTTTCAAAGGCGAATCCGTCGCTCGGCGGCGATCCGAACATCAGCGGCACGCAGAACATCGCTCTGCCGGCAACGAATACCGCGGCATCTTCAGACGGAGTACCTAATGCCTAGTGCTGATCGCATTCTCGTGACACAGCCTGCCGGATTGGTGACTGTGCCGCGAGGTGCGGTCACGCTCGGCACTTCGCTATCCGACCAAATGACGCTGTGTACCGCATGGCTCGATTGGGAAGTGGAAAACAACGCGCTTTCGTCTGCGGACACGTTTTCCATCCGGTTCGCGGGTTCGTCACTGCCGCCAGCTACTGACGTGAACTGGTTCAGCGGCCAGAAAGACATGTTCGTCGAGATATTCGCGGGCTTTCCCGAGGACTACGACTATTTCACGCCGCAGGATCTGAAGAAGCTCATCTTCGGGCAGGTCGATACGATCGACTACGACATAGCAAGCGACACAGTGACCGTGCACGGCCGGGATCTGACGCGCGTTTTCATCGATACCAAGACGACCGAGAAGTTCCAGAACCAGACGTCGAGCCAGATCGCAACGACGCTCGCGAAGCGCCGCGGACTGACGCCGCAAGTGACCGCCACCAAGACAAAAGCCGGCGCTTACTACGACATCGAGCACGTCAACCTGATGGATGAGCGCACGGAGTGGGACATCCTCTCATTTCTCGCGCAGCAGGAAGGCTTCATCGTTACCGTGAAGGACAAGACGCTGTATTTCGGGCCGCCACCGGCCGCCGATTCTGCGCCTTACCCGATCGTCTGGACGCAGGTCAATCCGACGCAGCTTGACTATCGAGCGATGGCCGGCAACGTCGAGGACATGCAGTTTCAGCGCACGCTAACGGTCTCGCGCGGCGTGACGGTCATCGTTCGGTCGTGGAATGACAAGAACCAGTACGGTTTCAACGCCACATATCCGCCGAAGAAGGTCGGCAGCTTGCAGCCCGGCCAGGCGACGACGGCCGGCGGCGGCCAGGTGTTCACGTTTTTCTATCCGAACATCGACAAGCAGCGCGCGCTTCAGATCGCACAGCAGAAATACGACCTGATCGTTGCGCACGAGATGAAGTTCTCATGCCGCATTCCGGGCGACGTGACGCTGAATGCGCAGACGGTCATTCAGGTGTCTGGCACCGGCACGGCATTCGACCAGACGTATTACCCGTCGCAGATCGTGCGCCGCATGTCGTTCGACGGCGGCTTTGAGATGACCGTACACGGCAAGAACCACGCTGCAACCTCACAGGCGGTCCCGCTCTGATGAATTACCACGAACTAGCGAACACCATGCGCTCGCATGCGGAGGCGGCTGCCGGCCGCATTCCCAAGCCGCGCATGGCGCAGATCAGCAGCTACAACGCGTCGACGCACTCGGTCAAGGTCACGTTTCAGGGCGTTGGCGACTCGGATTACACCGAAACCGGCTGGATTCCGCTCGGCGCGGTAGGTGTGGGAAATGGCTTCGGCGTGCTGACGGCACCGAACATTGGCGACATGGTGATGGTGTCGTTTTCTGACGGATCGAACGCAGCACCGAAGATCGTTGGGCGGTTTTTCTCGAACGTGAACGTGCCGCCGGCGGTGCCGGCCGGTGAGACGTGGATCGTTCACAAGGCAGGGTCGTCGCTGAAGTTTGGCAATGACGGCACTGTAAAGCTGGTGACGGCATCAGATCTGAGCGCCACCGTAGGCGGCAGCATGAGCGCGAACGTCACTGGCGCGGCATCAGTCACGTCTGCGTCGTCGGCATCGATTACGGCTCCAGCGATCACGCTAGGCGCGAGCGGGCAAAGCCTGCTTCAGTTCGTCACCTCGGCGTTCATGTCGCTCTTCAACGGGCACACGCACAACGAAACCGGATCTGTAACGCAGGCGCCCAATCAGCAGATGGGCAGCGGCCACATGACATCAACGGTAAAGGGCGGCTAATGCCGGATCTCAATCATTTCTGGTCGAACGACCTGTCGATTGCTGCAAACGGCGATCTGTCGGTCGCCGAAGACGACACGCTCGCGCAACAGGAACTGCTCCGCGCGCTGATGACGAACCCGCAGCTAGCCGACTCGGCCGGCAACCCGATAGCCTCGCCAGATTACACCTGGCACGCAGACTTCGGCGCTGGCATTCCGCGGCGCATCGGCAAGACGCTGAACACGTCAGAGCTGCGCGGCACGATTCAATCGACGATCAAGACGATTGCAGGCATCGCCGCATCCCCGACGCCGGTTGTCACGGTAACGCCGTTCAACAACGGCGCCGCGGTGACGATCCAGTATGCCGACGCCGTGACGGGCCAGGTATCGACCCTCTCATTCGACATAAACCAATAAATGGCAAACGTACAGACGCAATCGCTGACGCAGATGCTTCAAAACTTTGCGTCTACGGTGCAGGGTTCGGTGACGTCCGCGATCCTGAACTTCAACATCGGCACGGTGTTTCGCGCGCTCGGCGAGGCAGTGTCAGGAATCGCGCTTTGGCTGCAGGGCATGATCCTGCAAATGCTCGCGCTCACGCGCGCGTCGACGTCGACAGGATCGGATCTCGATTCGTGGTTTGCTGACTTCGGCTTTGCGCGACTGGCTGCGTCGTATGCGACCGGCACGGTGACGTTCTCGCGCTTCACGCCAACGTCGCAGGCGGTAGTTCCGGTCGGCACTGTCGTTCAGACGACGGATGGCACGCAGCAATTCACAGTCAACACCGACACGACGAACCCTGCATACAGTGCGGCGCTCGGCGGCTATGTGCTGGCGGCAGGCACGGCAAGCCTCAGCGTCACGGTGACAGCCGTAACGGCCGGCACCGGCGGCAATGTGCTCGCTGGCACGATCTCGCAACTGTCGCAGTCGGTCCCCGGCGTCGATACGGTGACGAATGCCGCAGCCTTCACAAACGCGGTTGACGCGGAGACGGACACCAACGCACTCGCGCGCTTCCAATCGTGGCTACTGAGCCTGTCGAAGGCGACGAAAGCAGCTATCGGCAATGCGATCACGTCGCTGCAGCAGGGTCTGACATACACGATCACCGAGAATTACACCTACGGCGGCGTCTACCAGCCAGGCTATTTCTATACGGTGGTCGACGACGGCTCGGGCGTGCCATCTGACACGCTGGTTTCGACCGTCTACAACGCGATCGACGCAGTGCGGCCATTCACGAGCACGTTCGACGTGAAGAAGCCGATCGTCGTGACTGCAGCCGTCGCAATGGCGATCACCACGGCAGCCGGCTACACGCACAGCACCGTCGCGGCGCTGGTTCAAACCGCGCTTCAGAACTACATCAACACGCTGCCGCTCGGCAGTTCGCTGGCTTACTCGCGCCTCGCGCAGGTCGCGTATGACGCCTCGCCCGGCGTGACGAACGTCACAGGTGTGACGCTGAACGGTGGAACGTCCGATGTGACCGCCGATGCAAAAACTGTCGTGAAAGCGGCAACTATCACGGTGACCTAATGGCGACTGGCGATCAGCAGGACATGTTGGGGCGCTTGCAAGCGCTCCTGCCGCGCGGCTGGTTCGGCGATGCACCGCCAATCCTGACGGCGCTGCTGACAGGCTTCGCGGCCATCTTCGCGAACGTCTACGCGGTGCTTTCATACGCGCGGCTCCAGTTGCGCATTGCGACGGCGACGGACGGCTGGCTCGACATCATATCGGCCGACTTCTTCGGCACGACTCTGCCGCGCAAGACTGGCGAGAGCGACACCGCGTTTCGCAACCGGATCACGGTGAACCTGTTCCGCGAACGCGCGACGCGCAAGGCAGTCGTGCAAGTGCTGACGACGCTGACAGGGCGCGCGCCGCTCATCGTGGAGCCGCGCCGGCCGCTCGATACTGGCGGCTATGGCATCCCAACGACCGGCTACGGAATCAACGGCGCTTACGGTTCGCTGTTGCACCAGTATCAGGCGTTCGTGACTGCGTACCGGCCATCTGGAACGGGAATCCCGTTCGTCGCTGGCTACGGCAGTTCGCCATCGGGATACAGCACCGCGTCGCGCGGAGAGTACGCAGACCTGAGTCAGGTTCAGCAGTCGGTCACAGACGCCGACATATTCGCCGCCGTGGCATCTGTTATTCCCGCTGCGACCATAGTTTGGATGAGAATTTCGTCGTAAAATAGCGGAAGCCCCGGCGTGCTGGTAACACGTGCGGGGCTCCCTAACCACCATCCGCTATTGGGAGCGAACGATGGCTGACCAAGATATTAACACGCGTGTCTGCACGCGCTGTGAAACGGATAAGCCGTTCTCGGAGTTCAACAAGAAGAAGGGCGGGAAACACGGTCTTCAACCTGTATGCAGGGACTGCCAAAAGGTGAACCACAAGGCATGGCGAGAAGCCAATCCTGAGAAGCGAAAAGAAGACATGCGGCGATGGTATGTCGCTAATCGAGATACGGTTCTGAAAAGGCAGCGAGAGGCATATCCATCGATTCGTGATGCAGTGAATTCGAAGCGTCGCGATGACTATCGGGATGACCCGTCTATCCGGGAAGGCGTATATGCTTGGCGTGAGCAAAACATGGACAAGTTCCGTGGTCATTGCCGCCAGTACTACCGCGCAAATGCCGAGGCTGTAAAGCTTCGGTCAAAGACGTGGCGCTCTAAAAATGGCCCGATAGTCAGGGCTATGCAGCGCTCGTGGGGTGAGCGCAATAAGGATTTGAAGCGCAGCATTCAGCGCGCGGCATCCAGCAGAAGGCGTGCGCGCAAGAATATGGCTGACGGCTCGTACTCGCACCGCGACGTCGAGCTTCTTCTGAAGGCTCAAAAGTGGAAGTGCGCTTGTTGCCGCCAATCGGTTAAGCGTCGGTATCACGTCGATCATGTGATGCCGCTGGCTCTTGGCGGATCGAACCATCCACATAACCTGCAGATTCTTTGCCCGGACTGCAACCTGCGTAAAAGCGCGAAACACCCAATTGATTTCATGCAGCAAAGAGGATTTTTGCTGTAGCAACCACCAATTCGAAACCAAGCCCGCCGCGTGCGGGCTTTTTTTATGGCTAAAGCATGAAACGACAAACCGTCTACGCTGGTCAAGTCCCTTTGGAAACCGATTTGCTACTGACGGGGAAGAATGTCCTGACAGCGATCGGTCACGTGCTGCAAGACATGCTCGGCACCTCGACGCTGTTCTCGGGTCTCGCCTGCGTGCCGACTGCGCCGGCTGGCATGACGGTCAACGTCAACCCGGGCCGCGCTTACTCGCTGCAAGCGATCGACACTGGCGCATGGTCGTCGCTGAGTGCCGACGCGCACCAGATCATGAAGCAAGGCATTCTGCTCGACGCGCAGAACTTCTCGTGCCCCGCGCCGGGAACGGCTGGCTTCTCGATCAACTACCTGATCCAAGGCGCGTTTCAAGAGGTCGACACTGGATCGGCTGTGCTGCCTTACTACAACGCGTCGAACCCGTCGCAAGCATACAACGGGCCGAACGGCACCGGCACGTCACAGACGACCGCGCGCGACAACACAGTTCAGCTTCAGGTGAAGGCTGGCGTCGCAGCCACGACCGGCTCGCAGATCACGCCGACGCCTGACGCCGGCTTCAATGGCTTGTGGGTCGTCACGGTGCCGTTTGGCGCGTCGACCATCACGTCGGCCAACATCAGCCAGTACAGCGGCGCACCTTTCCTGACGGCAAGCCTGCTGTCGATGATCCAGCAGAGCGGCCTGTACGCGGTTGCGACCGGTACGGCAAACGCGCACGTCGCTGCATTCAGCCCGCCGATCACGACGCGCACTGACGGCATGGTGCTGCGATATAAGGCACCGGCCGCAAACACTGGCGCGCTGACGTTCAACGATGGACTCGGCGCAGTTGCCGTAGTCGGTGCTGCTCACGCGGCGCTGCAAGGCGGCGAAACCGCGGTCAACGGCGATGTGTGGTTGCAGTGGAATAGCTCGATCGGCGGCGGATCGTATGTGCTGATCGATTCGACCGGTGGGGCAGTCCAAGTCGCCACCGCCACGCAGAGCCAGCATGCGCTTCAACTTGGGCAGGCCAATGGCC